TTATTGATGCTGCAACGTTGATTGGCCGTTAGACAGTCAGCTAAGAGCGGTGAGCGAGTGATAATGCCATAACTAGCATCAGGAACAAACTCCCTAAAATTAGCTAGCAATCACTAGTCAGATACGAGCTTTTCTGCCCTCGTCGTTGCTGCAATTTTCTTTTAATAGGTGTTATAATAAGCTGAATACTATCTAGTAAGTAATATTTTATGATTGGCCCTTTTAAATTCGGACTTTTTACAAAAAATTCAATTCCTGATTGGCGCTGTCCTGCTTGTGCTCGGCCGACACTCGAACTTGTACCTGATAGTTTCAAAATGCACCGCACGGCCCGCGCGCACCACCAAAATGACAGGGATGAGGGATTTTGTCCGGATGATGATGAAGATATATTCAGTTGTCTATTGCTGTGCAATCGAACCAATTGCCTACAACCAGTCGCTGTGTCAGGGGACGGATATTACGATCGAGAGTATGTAGGACCTTCTTCGTATGACTACGAATATTTTTCAGTGTTACGCCCTCGTCATTTTTATCCGCCCCTGACCCTGTTTACTCCCTGTGACTCTTACCCAGAGAGAATCAAAACTCAGCTTTTAGAGCTGTCGGCCCAGTTACCAGGTCATCCGCAGGCGGCGATCAACGCCCTGCGCACCACGCTAGAAATGGTCCTCGATGATTTTAATATCCCACGAGAGAAACACGGTCGCTATCTATCTCTGGATAAACGAATTTCTCTCATACCTACAACTCACCAGTACGTGGAAGCTGGATTCAGGGCGATGAAGTGGCTAGGTAACACTGGCAGCCACAACTTGCGGGAGGTATCAGAGGAAGATATTGAAGGAGCATGCATCATGCTCGATGACTTCCTGCTGCGAATCTATCGTCCACCGACTGACCACAGTGTAACTATAGCACGGCTAAATGAGAACCATGATCCAAGAGTAAGAGAAAAAGCCAAGGAGTAGTAGAAAAACAACAACTAGACTGAACTACTCCTAGTAGATTTGTACACTAGGGGTGTTATAGCACTAAACTATCCGCCGTGAGTATCCGGTCCCGCCTCATCATTTCAATCTAGGCCTTCAGTGCTTTCACTTGTTTCTAAGCCGCGATTAAAGGCAATATGCACATAAATAGAAATACCAGTATCTTCTTTGGTATTCTTAGGCTAATTTTGACTTTACCTGTTAATCATTCGGCATTAGATAAAATAATGAACCCACCGAAGCAGGTTCAAGTTAAATCAATTACCATTCATTATAATATGGTTGTAACATTTCACACCACGTTGATAACGTTGATGAGCGTCTTTTTGCCGTACTTGTACTTAAAGATGCACAATTTTGCAAAAGGAACATTGAAGCCGTATTTGGATTAAGCCCAGCCAAATCTTCAACTCCACTCCAATTTATCCAAGCCCATCCACAATAGCTCGATTCAAAACTTCTCGCAGCAATTCTGAATTTTCTTTCTTCATTAGCTTCAGCTAACTGTTGTCCTAACGCAGTTATTGCACCATTTGATTCAAAGAACCCCATAACTTTAGCAGCATGTCGATAATATAAAACGTGTCTTTCATCTACCCCAAGGGTTTTGGATGTAATCTCATCACCATTCCATGTCATAGATACTAACCTAAAAAGCTTCTCTAGATCATTCGCTTGCGGGACTTGATAACTGCTTACATACTGTAAGGCTAAGCGAGACATATCTTTTAAATAAAACACTGCATCTGATTTTCGTATATTAATTATAACTTCATCATTTAAATTACTCTTTAACTCCATACAAGTGCTTGTATCAACAATACTAGATAAAAGAGCCGAAAATGATTTGATATCTATATCATGTTGCTTTAAAAATGGCTTTATATCTCTTTTATGTAAAATTAACTGATTGAGATTAGATAACGTCACCTCTAAGGAAGGTAATTCTTCAGCACTAAATGCCAATATAAATGAACCCGGTCTAGCTGCAAGTGGTTTAATACCTCCAGATATGTCAAATGTACTTAGCAACGAATCATAAAAGTCATTAAACGACTCACATACACGAGTCACATGATCAAGCAACAGTCCTTTTGATTTATTAGATTTACTACAACTTTTTTCTATATGTATTTCATGAGTAGCAACGGAAAGTTCGTTAGCATCAATTCTAGCAGTACTTCTAGACGCAGCAATAACATCACTAATAAAAAGACCGTCTATCGGCAATACTATTGAGTTTATTAATTCAGCTGATTGAGAATAAAAATGGAAGTCAACGTTAGGATCAAATGGAATTCTAGCCTTATAAAAACTTTTTTGTTCTTGATTTATAAGGACACTTCTTATATCTATTTTTTTATTTTCAAGATGAGATAATTTCAACCTTGATATTGGTATTATAAACCAATTATCAAAGTGTTCATCGTCGCCTATCCAGTATACTAAATATGTAGAGCCAACTTCATTCTCAACAGAAAAAAGACGTGGTTCTTCGAAGAACTCATATATATTTTTAATATACATCGTCCCTAATATAGTATCGGAGATGAAAATATCATTCATTTACTATCTCCCTCGATACAAGAAAAACACCTAGAAATGTTACATCCGACCTTTAACCATACAGTAAAATGAAAAGGTTTAAATGTTTGTTTCATTTTACCCATGTATGGTTGTAGATCACCTTCTGCTAAAAGGCGATCCCCCAGTGCTTCAGGAAACTTATCCCTTGTATCAATTGCTCGATTCTTGTCACTATAGAACGATGCACCGAATACATTCTGAAGAGCATCACCTTTCAATTTTTTATGTCTGTGTGGCTGTTCTTCATGAGTACTCTGAAAACACTGATCTGATGGCGGGTTAACACGTACCAGTCTATAGAATACACCACTCGCATCGGTAGATTCATTAGGAGGAACGTTAGAGGGGTAAAATGAAGGCCAAACCAACTCTTCAGTCTTTGCCTGTGTAGCCTCTGCCATTGAAAAAGTCCTTTATGGCCCAAAATTCAAACTGCCCACCTTAACATAATCTATTTACATATAGTTGCGAAAGAAATATTGACAACTATTGGGCATCGATTATGAATATATCAGACCTCCTTAAGTAAATATAAGCTCTTTATCAGAAATCTTTCATAACCACTATATCTTGTGTACCTTTAGTTTTTACAGCACAAACACCCAGCATCCAGCCAAATTTTTAAGTTAATGTCTGTTACTAACCAAAATACCCATTCACCCGTTCCACCGCCTGCTGTACCAGTTTGTTTCTGGTTGCCATCAGCCGGTCAATTTTTTCTCTTTTCTGATCAGCCGTTAATATCCGGTCCCGCCTCATCATTTCAATCTGGGCATTCAGTGCTTTCACTTGCTTCTGCGTCGCTGTTAGCCCCTGACGCTGCGATAATTTCCCTCTATTTTCCTCTATCAACTCACTGGCATCATCGCCCCGCCCCTGCTTACGGAAGCTGTTAATGGTGCTGTTTATCTGATTAGCTTCAGTCATCATGCGGTAAAAATCTTCGGTGAATTGGGTAGATTTGGCCGGATCTGAACCTCTGAAGAAGGATTTAATCACCGGCATTTCATCCAGGCGCATGGCTGGGGTTTCGCCGTAGTCTTTCAGGTTACGCATCAGCAGATTGGTCGCGCCCATCACATAGCCACCCAAGCTGCCGGTGTAGCCCATCACAATATGATCCAGCATCTTCGGTGACATATTGGTCGCCTCACCCACTTCGCGCATTAACAGACTAGTCTGGTCATTATAACGGGCTCCGGCCATCAAATTGCTGTCGGCCATGTTCTCAATCGGCCCGCCTTTGAAGAAATCATAGTTAACATAAGCCTCGGCAATCGGCATGGCGACTTGCGGGATAGGGTTGAATGCCATGGTTTCCATAAAGTTATGCGCCACCAGCTTGCCGAATTTAGCCCCGGTATCTTTACCGCCCAGCGCACGGACAAATCGCTCCGGCAAGGTGCCAAACATCAAGCCAATTTCAAACGGTTTCGGGAAACGAATATGCTGATCGCCAATCCATGCGTGCCAATAAGTGTCTTTATCCCAGTCCTGAAGCTCGTCATAACGTTTGTCGTCCCAATTCAGCGCCATCAGTGCCAGCGAGGCCGCTGTAATCATGCCGCCGCGCTTCAGCACTTCACGCGGGTTCTCTTTGATACCTCGGCCTAATTTACTCAGCCCCTGCATGCGGGCGTTGAAGAACGGCAGCATATCACTCAGGTTAATCATGATATTGCTGGCCCCCATCATACTGAAATCCATTAAGTCGCGAGATTCAAATGCTGCCTGAGCCTTACTTTTTCCCGATTTAATCGCGGCTTCATAAGTGGCCAGTCGGTTAGCGTTCTCCGCCGCTTCGCTGAGATTTTTATATTTATGCAAACCCTGTTCAATCTTACCCATCACCTCTTTGCTGTTACGAGCAATGGAGGATTCGAATTCGTGGATTTGACTGTCGTTGTAACCTTTACGCCGTAGAACACTACGAATAGTTTTAGCAGTCGATGCCGGATCATAGACATTGGAATAACCGCCGCCGAAAGTCGCACCGGCAAACATCATATCCACCAGGCTATCATCGGTGCGCAGTGCTTTTTTAAATCCGGCCCATGAGGCAGTCACCGGCTTAAAGCCATCTTTGTTAATGGCCCATGAATGAATCGAGTCGCGCATAAAGTTACGGATGATAAAATCAGGCATCGATGTGGTGCTGACGGTCAGCACCTTTTTCGCCTGGCGGGCGGCTTTCATAAAAGTAGAGTTACTGCGTTCGAGGTCAATCATGGTAAAAGCGCGATACAGTTCCGGATCATTAACTTGAACCAGCGTTTCCTGCCCATCGATAAATACCTTCACCACATCTTTGCCGATACGCTGAAAATCCATTTTATTCGGGGATTCAATTACCTCCAGCACCCCAGTATCCGCAAGATTGACCGCTGAGCGGCGCATGGCCTCATTTTTCATTGAAGCATCAACCGATTTCGCCACGTAGTTAAACAGGTTTTCGATAGGATCCTTGATGGTTAAATCGCTGCCTTTTAACTTGCGTACGGTACTGCTCTGGTTAGCAATGCCTTTGCTGGTCCACGGCCCTTTCACCTCGCCATTTTCGGCTTCACGGTAATAAGGCAAGTACCAGGCATCCTCCCACTGTGCGCGGCTTTCCGGATCAATCAATCCCATATCCTGTTGCAGATCCAGAATCGACTTAATAAAAGCATCATATTTTTTCTTCTGGCTGTCGAATAAGGCTTCATTACCCCGGTTAAGGGTTTTCATATAAGCAATTTCGTCAGCATTGAAGTTGTTCTCTTTGCCCTCTTTCATCAGCCGTTCAGAGCGATGGCCGGCGATCCATTTAAAGAAGTTTTCCCGATGATTTCCCAGACCGTCGAGAATGCCCATAAGTGCATCCTCTTTGCCGGTACCGGATTGCCGTTCAACTATCCCCTCGGCTTTGTTATAGCGCGGTAAACCATGCTCTAAAGTGGCGGCAGTAACAGAGCCTGCCCCGGCAGCCATACGCGCTCCAATGTAGGCAGAACTTCGTGCATCATTGATACCGGCAGCATCTTCGGCATATTTCAGCGGAGCCATACCATCAAAGGTTTTGGTATTGAGTTTACGGCCGGTTTCTTTTAGCCAGGCTTTCAGTTCCGTTTTGTCTTTGCTGGCCACTGTACCGTAGAAAGTCTTGGCCTTATCAAACCACCCCTGCTCAACGTTAAAGCCCATTTTTCGGTTGGTTTCAGCATCCATTGATGGATTAGCAGTGCGGGAGTAAAGCGCATCACTATTGCGAATATCCTGCTTGGAGAGTATATTTTTACTTGAGCCGCTAAAGGTGTTCGCCCCGGGCAATTGGAGCCCGGTTGCATGAAGCCATTTAGCGGCTTTTTCTTTGTCTAAATACAGCAAGTCGTTGTCCAACTGCTTTTGTAGTGCAGCACGGTTATCTTTTCCGTACACGCTCGCAATCTTATTCACCTCTGCAAATCCAGCACCTTTACCATTCAGATGAATAGCGGCAATCACTGGATTCCCATTAGCATCATGAGCCTCCACCAGTGAGACTAAAGCATCTTTCTCTGTTGCAGAACGCATGACAGCCACAGGGTCAGAAATTAGCTCAGGCAACCGCTTCATATCCTCCAGTCGTACTGCGTGATCACGTACGGATGGGTCAGTGGCTTTATGCACCACGGACGCAGGCATGGTAAGTTCAATATTCCGCGCGCCAAGCGCCTGATAAACGGCGGGCGTGTCACCTAAGCGAACCTGATGACGTGGGGCATGCTCCATTGCCGCTATATTTTCAACTTCAGATGCAAACTGCTTAGCGTCATAGCTATCGGGTTTGAATGGATCTTTGCGGCCTTTGGAATACAGAGCATCAGAGCGTGAAAACGTATTATCAAACTCCCGCGTTCCGGGTTGTTCGCCATCATACATAGCCGTCTTTTTAAACCGCCCGGCGACGGTGCGCAGAATATTGCGTATCTCAGTTGGCGAAATATCACTCGCGTTCATGATGCCGGTTTTCTTCAATGCATTGATCAGCACAGAAACAAAACGGTCCCACATCGCCCCAAGACCGCTGAGTTCTGAGCGCTCCGCCATGTGAGCTAAGAATTCATTAGCCTGCATTTCAGGGGACTCATTGCGATATGACTTATCGACTTCCCGCCAAACATCCTGAATTTCTTTATTTTTACTGTCACGCGTTTGATGTAATACGCGCATGATACGGTCATATTCCACATCACCAATGACTGAAGCCAGCCCGTGGTGTGCCAAGACCTCATGACGCAATTTCGCCCGTAGTTGGCTGTCGGAAGTAATGTTATCCGCTACCACAATCACCCGGCTGAGTTCAGGTTGATAAATGGCATGGACAATGCCGAATTCTTTCGGGATCCCGCGCGGCATCATGGCAGCCGCTTCAGCTTGGGTTTGCACTACCTTAACTTTGATTTTGGCTGCACCATTCAAATTGCGCACCCAGACATCAGCGATAACTTGGGCTCGCCCTTGGCGCATTCCCTGAGCGGTTTTTTCACCCGCAGCAGTGTGGCCGGTATCTGAAATGACATTGCCTTTATCAATATCGGTACCTTTACGCGAATAGAAAGCGATACCTTTATCGGTTGGCTTGGTTTTGAGCGTTTTGAATAGGTGATCAAATGCCTGACGCACGCCGCCGTTTAATTCCGCTTCGGTTGGGTAAGCATAAGTTTCTGGGTTGGCGTGTTCGTCAGCTTTGCGCAGGTTAACCAGATAGTCGTTAGTGATGCCTTTACTCTGGGCTTTATCCAGCAGATAGCGTTCAAAGGCTCGCGCTGACATTTCCAGTTTAGTCGTCCAGTATGCTTTGCTTCGACTGCCGTCCAGCAATGCGGCACGTTCCATCATTCCACTATGGGTAGCTTTATCGACGGCGCTCTTAAAGGCGTCATGCACCTCTTGCCTGACTGGATGGATGATTTCTTGCCTTTTGCCGCTGCTAAATTCATAGCGCGGACGCTTACGCTCGGTAATAAATTCGGATGAATGCTTACCGGACGCCTCGCCATGTACATCATAGGTACCAAAATAGTTATCCAGTGCATGGAACCACTCATGAGCCAGTGAGCCTGCGCCATTACCTTTGGTGAGATTGATAACCACTTGCCTAGGCTCATAATGAGCTTTGGCCCCTCCCTTACCCCGCGCGCCAAATGCCAGGCCCAATTCGCCATTCAATGACAGCGCTTTTGGCGGCACATTCAGTAATTCGGCCATATCAATCAACGAGTCATAAGCATCGTTTAATTCAGTTTGGCGGCGTGCTCCCTCAACATAGTTACCAAACTGAACACCTCGGAAGCCGAAGGCATCACTAAATTGTTCAGGCGTCACATTACCCTTACGACGCTCAATACCGGTACGAGGCTCATTGGTGGCTTTGCGTTGCTCCTCCCTTGATACTTTGCGTAATTTATCCAATTTGGCTTCTATTTCAGCGCGGTTCTCTGCCAGATAAGCGCGTGCCTCGTTGGGTGTTTTGAAGCCCGCTTTCAGCGGCAAAACGCCCATTGCCCCTTTGTAGCCAATAAACACGCTCTTATCTGCCCGCCGAGTATAGATCTCCAACTTAGCCTGTTTAGGGACTGCTTCCCCTTTATCACTATTGAGCTGAGTCTCGATAAAGGCCTTGGCTTTGGGTAATAGTTCCGCCATGGATCCCGCTGAAATATTTGCTATCACTCCCCTTGGCGTGACCAGCTGATACAGTGTTTTACCGCCGGGATAGCTCTTGCCGTCAAAATAGGTGTAATGACCGGAATGGATCGTATATTTAGACGCCTCTGCCATTTGCGCAGGTTTGAACTGTGATATCAGATCAATAGTATCGGCGGCAGAACGTAAAACGGGCTTACTGCGGAAGCGGGCTTTTATATCATCAGCGTTCGCATGGCTATTGATAATAGAATTCGCTAAATCACGAATCCCCTTAACCTGTTCAGCCCACTGATTGAGTTTATAAGGGGAGCCTGGTTTGGTCGGGATAACCGAGCGCAATACTGCAAGCAATGCCAGTTTCTCTGGTTCAATGCCATTCTCATGCATCTTGGCGTAATCAGGGTGCGGGAAGAGTTTCGAAAGAGGCTGTTTTTTAATTTCTTCGATATCATGATCGGCTTTCAGTGACTCTGCCAATTGGCCCCATTTATGCTTCGCCGCTCCCTTAAGTTCTTCACCAAAATCATCAATTTTCACGTCACTGCTTTTGGCTTGACGTGTTGATTCAGGCGCGGGCAAACGAACGCCATACCCTTTTCCCACCGGTTCAATCGTGGCACCGGGAATTTTCCCCCACTTGGAGTATCGAGCCACCTTTTCGCTGGAAAACGGTTTACCAGCAAATAATCTTAATTCGCCAAGAGTCTCACCCTTTGCATAAGCTTCGGTACCAGCATCAATAGGGACACCACCCGCACGCTGACGCTGATCGGTAATCGCTGTTTCAGGCTGTCCACCCATAGTCTCAGTAAAGCGGCGCACATCTTTACGCTGCCCTCCCTCAAACTGCGGCGCTTTCCCTGACTGAACATCATCAGGATTAACTACAGGTCCATCAGCAAAGATGATGTTTTTATCGGTAATGGCCTGCGGATCCGTTTGTCCATCGTAGGTATGGGTTTCGCGCACCGCACCTTGTTGCTCAGCCTGCTCTCTCGGTAAATACACTTGCCCTCGAGTCTGTTCCCCAGCGGTGAATTGTGGTGCTGCACCCACTTGAGATTCATCACCTTGAATGGGCCCCGGCATCGGGAAGCCTTCCCCCGGATGAATATTGCCGGGCGCTGGCAAGCGTGGAGTTCGCTGTGCGCGAATCTGGTCAGCTTGCTGAAGTATCGCTAACTCATCAGGTGTAAAACCTTGCTCACCCGACTCCATTTGCTGCTGAATAAGGTCTTGTGCGGTCGGCTGTGTTTCTGGCTCTGCCAGTGAACGCTGAACATCGCTATCATCAGCAAAGCCTTGCACCCGAGGATCTTGACGTAAGTAAGCTGGGGTATCGCGGAAATCATCAATTTGAGAGTTGGGTACACCATTTTCACTCACTGAACTCTGCTGTACAGCCACTTCAGGGGAAGCCTGATTTTCTGCCTGCGGTGTCATTTCTGGCTGTAGGGAGGGATCGATATTTTCAGATACGGGTGAACCCTCGATATCAACAGGAGTCTCTGGTGTGGTTTCTGCTGCTGATCTGCGGCCGCGAATTCCACCGATAGTTCCCGCTGCACCACCAATGCCAGCCCCTAGCACTGCATTATTAGCACCGGTTTCTACCACCCCTTTCATTGGGTCTATTTTCTGACCTGCGGTGTCAATTAACTGCTGATTTTGAACATAGCGCTGGGCTGCACCCTGAGTGAACTCAGTTCCACCTTCCGCCGCCGCACCTAATGAAGCCCCGGAAATAACACCAGAAGCCGCCCCTTTTTTGGTAAGCAAATTCAATAAGGTATGATCGCCCAATGTAGAGGCTGCAATGTTTATCGCTAGCATGCGCGGGTCTACCGTCACACTGCTGGCGGCCTGTTCTGCAACCTGATTGCGAGCTAGCGTTAATTTTTGTGTATCTGACAGTGCTGAGTTATTTGGATCCGAATCTATGGTTGAAAAGGCTTTTTGAAAAGTAGGACTTTGCACTAACTGATCAAAGGGTAATGCATTGATCTCATCGCGCATTTCATTACCAGAAGAACCTTGTGCGGTACCGGCCATTATTCCGACAAACCCAGACTTTTGAGCTTGAATACCCGCTTTAATTGCTGTTTCTTTTGCTGTTTCTCTCGCGACTAATTCAGGCAATAGATTCTTAAGTTTCTGAAAAGTAAGTTCCTCAATACTTTTTGCGATGACTTTACCACCAAGTTTGGCAAATCCCCCCACAGAGAACAACTGAGAAAGTGTGGGTACTGCATTCATTACCCATGCATCTTTATCAAAAGCACCAGCACCAAGCTTCAGATTATTTTGAGAATCAGTTTCAATGAAAGGCATCTCTGCTGCCTGCTTAGCTCCCTCACTGTAATTAGACTTTATTTTATCAGTGACATCACCAGCTAAATTACTTATACCAGCTAAGGCACTAACTCCAACTTTACCGAGTGCTTTAGGTAAATCATTACCGGGATTTTTCCGAATTACATTCAACAAATCAGGATCAACATCCAGTGATATCCTTGGTTTATCGGTGGCTAATTTATCCAATTTTCTATCAGAACCAACAACCATTTGGGATAATCCGTGAATAATTTCAGAAGGTGCTGTCGATGCTGCGAAAGCAATATCTTTTAAACCTATGCTAGGGTCGTTGGCCTGCGGAACTTTTGACTGCCGTCCCGCAGCCTCACGCGCAGCCCTGACTGCTCCCCAGTCAAAACCCGTATTCGCATTTTCACCTGGTTGCTGGATATTGAGTGTTTCACGATTACTGTTATTGGTTTGCTCTTCTGGACGTTGTTGCTGCGGATCGTAGGTCATTTAACAGACTCCAAATTTTAGGCATAAAAAAAGCCCCACTAAAAAGTGAGGCTTGGCATCTTTCTGTAATTTAGCACGTTACAGATTCCCAACAAGGTCTATAATTCTGTCGTTCATGACTTTTACGTTGAATTGATAATAATAATTAACAACTTAATTACTACTTTTGGTAAAGGAAATGCTTAAAATGCGTACGTTGTATGTTCTCATCTGTCTGATCTCTATATCTTTCTCTACCACAGCAGCAACATACGAAGTATCAGTAACCCGAAAAGACAGTAATCTTTATGTAATCGATGGTAAAAATACACTGATTCAAACCAGGTACTGCTACACCTATGCTTATTCAGAAGATGCTTACCTTCGTACTGAAGGGTACAGCGACAAGTTAATATTTATAGATAGCAAGGACTCGTGCGATGTTCAGAGAATCCTAGGGCCGGTTAATTTGAACACGGGAACATATGAAGTACAGGTGAGTCGAGAAGATGATAATTTGTACAATATTTTTGGCACAGACAATTTTATTATAACCTCTATGTGCTTGAATTTAGCGTTGGCAGACAACGCCATTCTCAAGATTACCTACGGCTCAAGCGGTACACTGACATTTGATGATGGTGATTCCTGCCAGGTTGAAGGTGTTTATGGAAAAATGAATTTGTAGAGTTGGGACATAAAAAATTAACCTTAACATTGAAGTTACACGCAAATAAAACAGCAGACGCAATACTTTTATAAAAAAGACAGGATAAAAAATGGAAGAAATAACCAACTCAGTAAAAAATGCCATATCAAAAAGGCTTGATAGTCCTTTGTTTGGATTCATAATTCTAAGTTGGTTTGCGGCCAACTGGTCAAATATTCTCTTTGTCTTATTCAGTGAAAGAACAATTGAGGAAAGAATAAAAATAATAAGTAACCCTACCTTATTGAATTACTTTTTTTATTTATTACTTCCGGTTTTAATAGGAGTTTCACTAGCTATAATTTATCCATACGCTCAGGGATGGATCGACAAAAAACATGCTAAAGCGATAGAGCTAAAAAGGGAACGTGAAAAATTCAACAAACAAAGGGAATATGAGGACCTCATTGATTTGGCTGAAATAAAAGCAAAATCAGAAAACGCCACTTTAGAAGAAAACACAAGAATTCAACACAAAAAAGAATTAGTGCAAACAGAGCATAAAGCGGAAATTGAACTCATCAATAAGAAAAATCAAGCGGATCTTGATGCAATTGAAGCCAAGAGTGAAATGGACATAAGTACATTAAAAGAAAAACATCAGGTCATGAGTGATTCTATCATCCAATTGGATAATGAAATAAAAGAGAAAAGAGAAGAGTTAATAAAACTTGAACATAGCCTAAGTGTTAAAAAAGATGAAGTATCTCAAGAATATGACCATCACCAATTAATACTAAAAGCTTGCGAAGATATAATTACACTAGCCAACAAATACAATGATGTCAGTGACACTCAGAGCTTTAAGAAAATAACATTAGATATATCACGCATGATTATGTCACAGAAGAATTTATTATCACGTAATAATTTAATCTTAAAGAGTGTTCATTCAGGTTAAAACATTGCCCTTTAGGTGCTAGTTCAGCAATAATTAGCTAATGGGGCTTAAACTATTAATTATCTTTCAGCTGATAATCGTTGTATTTCCCTTAACTGCTGGGCGGTATTGCTATTATCGGTTGGAGCATCTTGAACCATGCTTGGTGGTGCACTCTGGGGCTGCCCTTTCCCTTGCGGTGTCTGCTGTCGCAGTTGTTTCCATGCCATAAATGCCTGTTGATCCTGTGGGTTATTCAGATCTGGCACTTCACCAAATTCTTTTTGGTACTCCCCGGCAAATGCCTCCAATTCAGCCGGGTCAATGCCAGATTGATTCTGAGAACCACGGCCCCCACCAACACCATAGAGTTCAGAAGCTTGCTGGCGGCGTTGCTCAGAGTTGCTTTTTATTTCCTGTTTTGCGGCGGCCAGTTGCTTCTCATCCATCATGGCACTGTCTTTATTCAGCGCGGCCAATTGCTTACTTTCATCTTTACCAATATCCAGCAGCTCTTTGCGGTAGCCTTCACTTTCCTGACGCATGGCGGCTTTATCCGGCGGGTTAACCATGCTGCCAATAAACTTGGCGCGATCTGGCTGGTTAAGCTGACCAACCATCTGGCTGTAACCTCTGACCTTATTCATAAACTCATCGATAGGGATTTTCGCTACCTGGTTATCATTCACATCAGCGGAACCGAATTGAGTCATAGGTTTGTTGGCAGTTGAACCATCGCTATAAGTGACTTTCAGACCAGGAATAACAAACTTGCCATCTTCGCTGATGCCAATATGGGCCAGTTCTTTGCTCTTAATCTTCTTGCCAGACTCCGGATCGACTTCATCAATATTGCGCTCAATATGAGGGGCCAACACAGTATTCATCGTCTTTAATACTTTCGGGTCGTTATAGTTCATTTCCCCGGAGAGCACTTTCGGCATAATCTGGTTAATCTCCATCACGTTATTGATGGCGTCCTGACCAAAGAAGCGGGACGGATGCAGCGGATTATCCTTTGATATTTGCCCATACAATTGAGGGTCTACCTGACCAGTGGTTTCAATCTGTTTATACATCGCCTGAACGACCGGCATTTCTTCTTGCATGCGCTGTTGCCGCTCGGCTTGTGAACGTTGGAAATTAAACTCGCTTTTACGCATGTTGAGTTCCTGCGCCCGCATGCCCAAACTGGCATTGGCCGTGCGCTGATTGGCTTGCGCTAACCCGTAGTTTTTATTCCACTGCTCATCACCCACACTGTCACGCTGTGATTTATATTGGTGATCTCGATTATCAGTCTCTTTGCGCCAATCCACCTGATCTTTAGCCAGGCCATAGTTGCGGTCAGAGTCTTTAATCTGTTGCTGTTGTGCGGCATCTCGCAAGCCCAGCTCACGATTGCGACTCATTGCCTGATCCGTCGTATTGAAGCCAGCCAGGAAGCCGTCTGCTAAACCTTGTACGCCCATAATAATGATCCTTTAGAAAATGCTGCCCGCCAGCAAGCCCACTGCGGCCCCAATACCGGCCCCGAGTGGCCCGCCCATTGCCAAACCCGTCCCCGCGCCAACACCCACCATGCTCATTTTGCCTTGCTGCTGTTGCATCTTGAGTTGTTGATTTGAGGACTCGCGTTGCATTTCACGGTTAGATGCATCCCCCATCCCTTGTAGGGCTTGTTGCCGGGTATCCCGTGCGACATCTATCAGTCCGTACCCCATTAGTTACTCCCCCCACCAATACTCATTTGCTCACGTAGGCTGGCACTGCCGCCCGTTAAGATATTCATCTGCCGGTCTTGCTCAGCCTCACGGATACCATTCTTCGCCCCGGCAGTGGCCAGTGCCGAGCGCAGGCCTAAACTGTTATCGTTCGGGTTTGCCGTCTGAGTGGTGCCATAGCGGGCTAACTGATTTTGAGTACCCAACTGAGCAGAACGCAGACTGTTGGCAGAACTATCACTGACGCGAGTTAATTGCTGATTCATCAGTTCTCCGCTGGTAGCCAAACCCATTAGCTCTTTTTGCTTTGGATAAAAACGAGTGAGCCAATCGTTATACTGATCACGAATAAGATTGGCATAGGTATCAGATGCTTGTCCCATAACGCTCTCCTGTCATTAGTTGCCGCCAAAGATGCCCGTGGATTTGCTGCTCACGTCTTTGAGTCCATAAGTCGATTTGCTGCTGACGTCCTTGACCCCATAATTACGAGCAGCCAAACCACCCGCAGCACCAACTAATTGCCCCACCGCTTGCCGGTCGCTAAGCGATTTTTGGGCATCACTGGTGGCTTTATTCAAACTCTGATTCGCAATGTTGCTATAACCCGACAGTGCATCCGCTTTTTGCCCTGCTCCCATTGCCACCACATCCTGTAAACCGGCAACGTACTTATCCTGTTGTGAGGTCTGCGCTCGGTTGGTCGTATCGATTTGCCCAGCTACTTGGTCACTTTGCAGAGTTTGTAGGGTTCCCTGAAATTTGCCGCTGCTCGGATCAACACCATCGGCTGCCAGTTCCGTCGCCGCTTGTTGTCGGGCCTTACCAAACTCCTGTTGATAGCCTAAATTGACGGTACCGGCGGCATCGTCGTATTTCGACTCGTTATTCATACTGTCTACTTTGCTAATAAACAGATTTTCCATTGGCTTAAGTTCGTTCTGGTACAGCGTCCATTGTTTACCCGCAATTTCAGCCGCTGCCAGTTCCTGAGAGGTTTCCTTAATCTCAGTGCTACCACTTCCACCTTTGCCCATAATGACCTCATACCGGTATTTTGAATTTCATCAGTCCATCTTTATCAGGCATGCGCTCGAAGCCGAGGCGTTTAGCGATGCGGATAAACCCTTTTCGCGTCGTATAAAACTCCGCCCAGCGCCCGCCTATCATGCGAGTGAGTTGCTGAACCTCTGGGGTGTACTTAGCCAAACCTTGCTGCCCGCTACTGATGCCAAGCCAGACCACAACATAGGGAATGCCCTCTTTTATTCGCGGGCGCAGAACTATCACCGCATCTTCCGCTGAAAAGCAAAACGCCTGCTTTTTATGGCAGGCGTCCTGGACATGAATGAGGAGTTCTGGATCCCCGGCATCACTGGCGATTCGCGCCAGTTTAGAAGTGAAAGTAGTTTGCAGCATCCAGCACCATGATAGGAATACTTGAAACGTAATAGGTTAATGGGCCATGGGATGCCGGTTGATTTCTGGCCCACCCCCAAGAGGGGGCTATTTGGGTGCCATTACTGTTAACCCAAACGTAAACTTGCCACGGGTAACTGTACATCGCACCAATATTACATGGTGCGTACATTGGCCGGGTAATCCCCTCAACAGAGCGCATTGAGCCTAATGGGGCATCCGTCAAAGGGACCAATTTAGGCCGCGCCAGAATATCGTAGCCAGAGTTATAAACTACTGAGCCATTTTGTTTCGAATAGATTTCCAGCCCGTATTTGTTTCGAGTTAAAGCACCGCTACCGAAAATACATACCTTTGCTCTAATTGTGGCCCCGCCACCGCCATTGACATAAAAAACCCGATATCGGCGGTCATTAGGATCAGGCGACATACAGATCGTTTTACTGGCATCTGTTGTGTAGAAATAACACATCACCTGATCGGCTGCGAATGCCGGATTAATGCTGCTGGGTAGCCAGCCATCATTTATATCAACTTCACCTTTAAATAACAGGCAAGAGAATTGGCTGATATTGCTAATGCCGGTAAAGTTATTAACCCCCATAAATTGGATGCCATAACCACCCACCGATCCAGAAGAGGGCCAGATATAAACACCATAATATGAGGATGGAATAGCACCATAGTAATTAACTGAGTTTACTTTCAGTGTACGATTAGCGTCCAAATAAGGTTGATTATAAGCGAATCCACCAGGTACCCACTGACTACCACTAACGGTGTAATCAAGCCAGGCATAAGAAGACATCCATAAGAAATAGTCATAGCCAACGGGTACAGTAATCCCCGTATTCCATTCCCCGAACGAATTATCCTTACTACCCATACCAACAATCTTAGTGATCGTGGTTTTGTTATCCATGACTACTGATGTGCCATCCGGGCGAAATACCTCTAAACCGTAGCGCGACACTGCCATACACCATTAAAGTTAAATTCAGGTGGAGGATTTTTACCCACTGACATACAAGCCGTTAAACTAATCAAGCTTGCCAAGACGAACCATAAGCGCACCTTTTTCATCATAAACCTCTATTCTCTCGTTAGTAATAACCAGGCCGATACTGCCCGCACCTTGCCTAATAGTGATTCTGCCGGTATTTGAAACACTAAAAAGGTCACCAATTTTCAGGTTACCGGCGGCGTCAACCGTAAACTTGCCGTTGTTGATAGTGGCGCTATTGAGTGTCGGGGTAGAAATACTGATCCCTGCTTTAACTTCATCAGCCACAATCTTTTGAGCGTTCAAAATTTTGATAGTGGCTTCACGAATCACAGCCTCTGTAATAACGACTTTCCCGCCGACAACTGAGAATGGGATTGCATAGGTTCCAGTATCCGTTGGATTATTCGGGTCAAAGACAAAAAACTGACTGGCCGATATAGCAACTTGAGATATGGGTTTTCCGCTGGCATCTTTGCCCGCGACTATTCCGATCCCCGCAGTTATGCCACTGGCATTAACCTTGGTACTCCACATTTTTTGAAATGCTTGACCACCGTTCTTATCTAAATCACTGACGCTGCTCGCCAACTCACCGATTAATGGAGAGTCATTTATCTCTTTATTAATCAGGTCAATCAGCTCATCAATATCGACTGCCGTTTTTGCAGGCGTTCCCTTACTGGCATTGAATGGCCCCTCAACACCGGCGGAATTGACAAAACGAATCCAGTAAAAACCCTGCCAGCCCGGATCAATCGGGTCGCCGTAGACAGCCGCAGCAGAACTGGCCACCATCACAGCATTAGCCAGGTTATCTTCCGTACTGCGATAGATTTCGGTTATTGAATGTCCACGATAATTAGGCATGTCCCATTCAAGCAGTACGGCGCTAAAACCACCGTTGGCTTTAAAATTTCGCGGCTGGGTGGGAAAAGAGGGGACTGGGCCAGTATTATCATTTGGACTGGGTTTGAGCTGTAATTTACCGCCTGCCCCAGAACGTAATTTTGCCAAATCCAGATCAGCCAAGTCTGCATAAGTCACGGCGCGATTGCGACCGTCACCCCGTTGCCCGGTCAACACCTCAATATTTTCAGAGATTGCAGCCGCATCACGACCCGCGCGGAAACCTTTGGTCATGCTGGCATCTCGATCATTGATGTACTGAGAGTGATACGGTCAACCTGAGCATAACCCCACACTTCAATGATCCATTTCCGGCCAGTAATAGGGGGGAGCTTCAAAAGGCCATCGATTAAACTGCCTGGCGGCAAAGATAATACCGGCGCGTCATCAACAATCAAATTGACGCCTACTCGGATCACCCTGTCACTCATAATTCTCAAACATGAAAATGATGTACCGGCAGGCGCAAGGAATGGCTTACTACGCCACGTAATAGGTAAAGGTGTGGTACTCACTTGCGAGATATATAGTTTGTCGCCTTTAATGGTGTAGAGCGTATCCGACTCCAGATCATTAAAAGCAGTATCAAAAACGGTGGTCAGGTGACGGATATCCATCGCTTGCGGATCGAAAATAAATCCGGCGCTGGTTCCTTTTGCCGTCTGGTAAATCGCCAGATATTCACCTTCTACCTGCCATGCTTTGATACTTTCCGGGTTGAAGTGTTTACGCCACTGGCGCGGCTCGATAATCTGTTCAGTGGCCACCAACGCATTTCCCGCACCATCGACCGACACTAAGCCATTGGGTGAGGCGTATAACGCAAAACTGTCCATACTCACCATGCTGCGACGGCTGACACAGGCTTGCATCACCGGTAACTTAGCGTTGGTAATATTTGACGGGGTAATGCCACTGAACAGATAGGGCCGCCCTTTTGTTCCCACCACTAGCCCGGCACCAATAGGCGCAATAGCGACAATATCGTGCTCGGTGCTTTGCTTGTAACTTTCCGGCCAGGCATAAGGGAGAAAAGCCTCGGAGAACATCACCTGATTACCAGCAAAACCTGCGGCAATGCCATTCGCCATCAGACACAGACCAATCATTTCATCGGGCGGCATCAGAAAGTTTTCTGTTTCCAATACCGGCCCAAGCTCTTTATCCAGCGAAATATCCTGATAAATCAGAATAGCAACGGGTAATTCCACCAGCAGCAGATAATCCGCAACACCACCACCCGATGCAGAACGATAAATACGGCGGCGGGTTATATTGGAGTTTTGGCTGCCAGGCGGTTGCAGAGCAAGGTTCACGGTACTGCCGGGATGGATGATGGTGACTTCCTGCGAAATCGGCCCCGGTGGCCCCTCTTCACCATAACCGGTGACATAAGTTTCAACATAAAAACGGGTATCATCATCGGTCGGGTCATCTTCTTTATGATCAGCCGGCGGTTTAATTGAAGTGATTTCAATTGGATTGCTCGGCGCAGGAATGCCCAAACGATAACTCGCCGCAGGGAAATTACCGGTACCTTGTGTAGCAATTTGATTGCTGGTGACTTTTGGATATTTACCGTCAGTGAAATACACACGTTCATATTGATCCTGAGCCACCGGACTGCGGATCGCATCTACCATGTCAGCCCAGGCAAACCAATAATTATCGCGATAACGGAAGATGGTGGTTGGTTTCAACTTGAATGTTTTCCCACCATCAACATCAGCCATGATGGGTGTAATCACGCCGTGGCGAAAATGACAATTTTTGGCCATAGTCGCCGCTTGCTCTGGCAATAGATGTGGCACTGCCCGAGGCATTTCGCCACGCATGGTAGTGATATCGATAGCTGACATAGGGGAGGATTTCCGACAGGCATAAAAAAAGCCTCACGAAAAAGTGAGGCTTGGCATCTTTGGGTAATTTAGCGCGTTAATTACTCGGTATCAATGGATATAGAATCTTTTTCATCCTCTGGCATATGAACACGCAAATCAATAAAACGACCATTAGGAATATCTATAGGTTGTCCATCTTCATAATCTTTGATGTTGTTCTGTGCAAATGCAGGGGAAGTCTGATGCGTACGATGGTATGTCTTAATGATTAAGTCACCGCCCTCATCGATCTCATAATCAACCCATATTAACGCCTGTTTATTTTTGTCTGTCGGGATTTCTATGCCCCCATCTACACCACCCCAGCTATCATCAGAGTTGAATCCGAGTACACCAGATATCTTATAAACGCCCTCGCTAATGCGCTCTGACATTGCCGCTACAGACTCTTCATTTGTCTCAGATTGTCCATCGCCGTATAACTTCACTACAGGCGAGGCTTTTTTAAGGAAGCCATTAGAGTCTACTGTTGTGTTAGCTGAATGCAATACTTCACGCCATGTATTCCATACCCCCTCAGACGTCGCTCTAAAGAACATTTTTCCTTGCGTGCTATACGATAGTAGAATCTGTGATCTCCACAAGTCTCCAGCCGGATGTGATGCAATATTGATAATTCCAGATTGCTGCCCAGATATGCCGCCGGGCGTACCGATCCACTGAGTCAAACTGTTATAAAACCCATTTTTTAGCGTGGTCGCATTAGCTGTATTATCTTGTTCTAAAATAATTCCAGCCGTTGTTCCAATACCAAAACCCCCAACACCCATCAATTTACTTGTATCTGAATCTGTAGGGCTTGATTGTGCATTCTTTGCTGCTGCTGAACCCAGGCCTAATGTTTGCACGGCGTTAGTTGTATTAAGATTTCCACTAGTCCAAATATATTGACCTTGCGCTAGAGTAAGCGCAGTAATTCCGCCAGGGCTGTAATCTCTAATAATTAACGGCCCATTATTTTCTAATCGGCCCATTCTAATCCCAAGGGATCCGTCCACTTGCGTAAAGTGAATCCAGTTGTAGGCCGTTTCGTCTATGGGTGTCAGCGTAATAGCCGAAGCAGCACGCAAGGTTAAAGGGCCAGTAATTGTCCCTCCAGTGAGTGGTAGTTTACTATTTATCTTCTGCTCTAAGGCCGGAGTATCAATGCTTTCCGCAGAGCTTTTAGCTCTATTAGCAAAGATTTCTGCTTCATCTCTAAAGCCTTTGGCCGTATTAGCACTGACTCCAGATTGGTCACGATACCCTTTTGCGGTTGCTAACGCCGTTGAAAGGTCAGTTGCATACTGTTTGGCTTCATTTCGAGAGTTACTGGCATTTGTCGCTGAATCACTCGCACTCTTTTCCAGAGTTTTGATTGTTGTTAGGTCGTTGCTTACCTGCTGTTGAATCTGTCGGAAATACAGAATTAAGTCAGGTGTTAAATCAGACTCCATGAGTTGTTGCTTCAACAACTGATTGAGCGTACTGGGGCCAGTAGTCTCATCCAGAGTGATAGCCCCATAGACAAAACTACGGCCATTGGCCGCCACCGTAATAGAGTAACTGCCCTCCTCTAACTGGATACGATATGCGCCAATATTGTCGGTTCTGACCGTGGCTGAAAAGGTATTGAGTACAGTGAGACTGTTAGCAATCGCGGTGAGGGTGATTTGTGCATTGACTACCGGCTCACCTACCGGATTAATCATAATGCCGGAAACTGTTATACTCACTGTCCACCTCCCTGATACTGTGCTTCTTTCAATTGTTGGGCGAAACTCTCAGAGTTTTGCTTAACGCCCAACTGATCGCTAAATGCCTGGTAATGCTGCATGGCTAAATTGAGATTGGCCCCAGCGTCACCATCTTTGCTAAATGAGCGATACAGCATCCAGTCCACCAGTGGATTCACATAGAGCTCATCAATCGGTACCGGTGTTTTATCTGCCAGATCATTGATAGCAACCGCCGCAGGAACTCTGGCAACTACTGCCTCAATGCCTATGGATTTCACCGCTCCTGGAAACAGGTAATACACTTTGGGTGTCAATTCGTTATAGGTGTAACGTTCAACGGGACCCGTCATCTGATGCCAGTCAGGATATTGACTATCCAGTACATCTCTCGGTACCGGCCTTAACGCCCTGCCGTCTACTAAACGAATCATCTCGATTAAGCGGATCGCACCGGCGGGCAACTTCTGTTTAGTCCCTACGTCAGTGGTAATCACTTCGGTCGTGGCTCCGGCATCTGGCCGCGCCAGAATGACTGCCCGGACAGCATCATTGTAATAATCACATAGCTCCGCCAACGGCCAGCGCAGCCATGCTGTATCTTTGAGTTGGGTGTTAACCCGCCCAATAATCTCGGCAATGGTGATCATTAGAAGAACTCGTGTTTGCGGACAGGGTTATTGAAAGCAGTGATCGGGGAGTTATCCAGTGCCTCACGGAATGCCCGGCGGTAACCATCAACAAAACGCGCGCCAAAGTATTGTGAGCGTTGCGGATCCGTCCAGGGTTTGCCCGGCATAATAAATAAATCTTCAAGAGCGCCAATGGCGATCACATCTGCGTAATCGTCTGCCAGAACGTCAGGCACTTCAGTCACCTCACGCTTGGGTTCAATGGCAAAATCCACAGTCACTTTGGTAAACGGCTGATTGAAAATGATTTGATTGGCAGACTTTACGGTAAACTCAATGCCAGCCGTCAACAGAACACCCGGCGCACTGGCATTACTCACCTGATTTGTGAGGTTTAATACCCGTAGACGCTTGACGCATTTCACCAGATCACTGTCCGTCAGGATATAAGTCGTGCCCGGAGTAATATCATTAAAAGTGACCGCGTCACGGCAAAGCAATGACTCACGACAAAAAGTGATCGCTGCATCTAATGCGGCCTGCTTCATCATGATATCCAGCGGGCCGCTGATATGCTTTCGTATGGTCGGCAGAAATGCGTCAAGTGTTGCCATGGTTATTCGGCCCCAGTGCTAACAGCGTTCTTGCCCTGAATGGCTTCACGAACACGCACGCGGAAATCATCGACCTTTTCCTGAGCAGCCTGCTTGATATCCAGATCTTCAGATTCGACTAACGTTGCTAGTTGAACCGAGGTCAGTTTGGCAATATCAACCTCATAGCTCCCCATCTTCAGGACAAAACTATTTTTTGCGGCCTCAAGTTTGGCTTGCTCTATCAGTTGCGCCGTCAATTCAGCATGTTCTTGCTCTGAGGCTTGTTGCAGATTGAGCGTACTTTCCAATTCATCGTGACGGATAAATACCGTTGGGAAATCCAGCAGTTGATGGGCAATGGCACTTTCAACATCGACCGGTTTATGGCGCGGGAAGACCAGACGGCTACCGGTAATGGTGTCGCGTTTTTTTTCTTTTGGGCCAATATAGACCACTGCGATTTTGTTAGGCATGAGAGACTCCAGATTGCGGATAGTAAAATGGTTAATGACAAAGCTATTAGTCACTTAGTGAGTGAAGGGTTTACCGCACCTCGGGGCACTCCGACGGCTCACGCCGTTACGACCCCAACGGCACGATTTCCCTTCATTTAAATTTGTCAGCAGTTTCAAGCCCACCTAAGCAGGCTTGTGTGAAATTAGTAACCGACAGCCACGTACAGGATATTCACCACCAGACGGCCATTTGCCACGCCACCAGCAATCACCGCAGTCACTTTCTCGCCGGCTGTTTGTGTGCTGTAAGGAACAATGGGCACATTCTTCGCGACAGCGGCGGTATGGCTGGCGGCGGCCACTAATGTGGTAGCTCCGCTCTTAACCTCTATGGTGACACCCGCACCCAGCGCTTCACTGACTACACTCACACCATAAATACGCATGCCGATAGGCAATTCCAAAAACTCAATCACATCACCGACAGCAGCATCTTTCAAAATAATCTGCCCCTCTGCCAGCGACAGGTTGCCTTGCGGGCCTTGATATACCGCATCACCCATAGAAGGCGCTTTAATAATGGTCATAATATTTTTCTCCAGACAAAAAGAAAGCAGACCGAAGCCTGCCTCTGTGGCATTAATAAATGGTATTACCGGGGATTACTTGCCCAGAGTGACCGCTGAGTCCACTACCATGACGCCGTGGTCATTGACTCGGCCATCTTTCTGTTTGAAGCGGATCTTCTTCAAACCGTTAATCCAGCGGATAGAGACTTCAGTCCCGTTGCCATGGTCCACTTTCTCTTCGTTGTAACCGAAGAAACCGCCGCCATCGCCAGTACCGTAAGCGTTAGCCAGTGCCTGGCCGCCCAACAGCATAGCGCGGTCAATGGTGGTGCCGGTGGTGATAATCTTGGTTGAGGCCGCCAAGTCATTATTGGATACCAGCACTTTAGAACCGGCATTGAAACGGACTGGCGTACCGCCATATTTCCGAACCAGCACGTTACGCCACATCGCACATTCGCCTTTGAACAACGGATGGTCGAAGCCCTTAGAACGCTGTAGTGCGCGAGTCATCATTGCTTGCCAGTCTTTACCGGAGGTAGACGTGTACCAGTCATTCCACTGGCGTGGTGTCACGTACAGAACAAAGTACGGATCCTCGTTAGCCAACTCATCTTTAGACATGCGGATGGGCTGTAACGGATGAGCCATTTCATCAAGGAACAAGGCAATGTTATCAACAGTGGCCAGCGTGAACAGGTCCGCTGCATCCAATGTTTCCATTGAAGTTGCATCACCAGAATAGAAATGGCGGTCATAAGTGGGCGGCAATACATCGTTGATCATGATTTTGCCAAACTCACCATGATCAGCCAGTGGCACGATGGTGTCATCGGCCATGTAATCGCCACGCGCACCGGCCAGATGGAAGGTGGCAGACTGGTCCTGCACATCATTGAAGTAAGTCCCCAGCAAGATGCGGGCGGTCTTATTCAGGTTGTGTTTGAAACGCTGCTCAGACATCTTCCCGCCAGCATCAACCAGATGGCGGCCTTGGTTAATCTTCAGCGAGAAATCCGCGAATGCCAGATTTTCACCACGACCGGCCAACTTCTCATCGCCCATGGTCGGACGTTTAGACAGTTTATGGACGATCTGCATATCCACTTCATCACCTTTCTGCTTTTGCAGGTCAGTGATACGCACAACTGGCGCATTGTGGCTGGTCTGGGGCGTCCCTTTCTTATCAGGATTGACCGACTTCGGCGCTTCCTGTTGTTCAGTTAGCACGTTCACAAATGAGCGGTTACGGTTTGCCGCAGTGAACAGCGCAACCTGCATTAGCTTATTCGCCTGGGCAGAGGTAATAGTCGTCATAAAAACTCCATAAATAAAAAGCCCGCCGCAGCGGGTTGAGGTTTAAGTCAATTAGGAAATCAGATTGCCTGATCTAACAACGCCTCAATTTGGGCATCCGTCATACCAGCAAACATGGCCTGTAACTGATCCGGAGAAGCGTTAGCGGCCTGCTCCAAGGGCGAAGCTGTATGGGTGGTGGTTACCCCGAGATCCGACGGTGAGCCAGGGACTTGAGTCGCCGCCGTAGCAGCTGCCAGTTTCTCGGCGGCAATTCGTTGCATATCGGTGGTGGTCGTGGTTGCCGCCGTGGTGGTGGCCTGCTGTTGTTTAACCGGTTCGACCGATTCACCGTAAGCGGCCTTGGTACGTTTCGCGACTTCCACAAAGCGCTCAGTTAAAGACTTGTCTTTCCATGCTGGGTCATTTTGCAAATTCGTATCAATGTGTACCGCCAGTGTGAAGCGGTCAGGGTCTTGATCCTGCCATGACTTCAGGTCAGGTACCGCATTGATGGCATCTGCAACCGGGTTACCACTCGACTGATGGGCGGGTTCTGCTGGCTGACCTTGTTGCAGGTAATCGATTTTCTGCACCACGGTGTCCAGCACTGCCGCCATCTCAGGAAAGTTTTCACGGATGGAATTGATTTGCTCAGGGGTAACCTGAGCTTTCTCAGGTAAAGGAACGGGCTGCATACCGGCAGAGTTGATTTGTCGCGTTAACGCTGCCAATTGACGCCGGGCTTCAGCTAACTCAGTTGCCGTTTGCTGATTGGAACCTACCAAACGCTGTTTTTCCGCCCGCTCGGCCACCAGTACGTCATAAGGAATAACATGCTGACCATCTTTGCTGAGAATCCCTTTCGGTTTCTCAGTGCTTTCAGTGGTTGCCGCAGGCGTGGTTGCTGCCGTTTTAGCGATTAGCACTTCAGTGGCCGGTGCAGTCGTCGTCGCGCCCGGCGTCAGCTCGTCTTTCTTATCGCCCGTATTTAATACTGCTGCGTTAGTCTCGTCAGTAGCAACAGCGATTGGCGTAGTGGTTACTGCCGCTGTCTGTGTTACATCAGAAATATCCACATCACCAAACCCATCGATCAGCGCTTCCAACTCTTCTGGTGTTTCATTACCTGTTAATTCAATGTCCACGTTTTGACTCCTGCATGACTATTTACCGGATAGATCCGAATGAGAAAGGCGTATCGCTGCCCATGCGAATAAGCACTCTGGGTAAGAGCGCTTAGCGACATGAACCGGATGGGTTGAAAAAGAAAAGCCCACGAATTGTGGGCAAGTTATTCAGATGAAAATCACAGATACCAGAAAGCAAAAAGCCCCGCGGTTAGGCGAGGCTTAATTCAATGCAATGTAGTGCATCTTTCGGAAATTTAGCGCGTATTTTGCAGGCATGCAATAGCTATAATGGTATTTGGTCAATTTGACCTTGAATGGTCTGCATCATTTCTTCATGTAACGCACCAATCTCTTCAGTCACATTCTGCATCTCTTGCAGCACCTGCCCGGTTTTCGCCTGAGTATAAGCGTCATTGAAGCGTTGACCATTGGCCAATGTGGCCTCGCGTTCCGCTTGGGCATTAATACGTTGGGCTTCAGCCTCCAATTTTGCAACCTTACCGGCAATCTCTCGCATGGCCAGTTCTTGTTGCTGCTGTTGTAACTGTTGTTCTTGTTGTGCGGCCTGCTGCTCTTCGGGTGTCATTTCATCCGGCGCTTTCGGTGTCCCCAATGCACCACGGATCCGCTCAACAAATTGCTGCTTGTTCGGCAGGTCTAACAGTTCTACCCACATATCCAACACGCTAACCTGAATCTGCGGCGGCAAGCCAGTGATGACCTCAGACAAGCGTTGTGCCAGTTGGGTTTTATAGGCTGGCGTCTGTTGAATCGGTGCCAGCGCGATATGCGCCCGTAGCCGGGATACATCGTTATTCATCCGGCCAGCCTCTTCGGCGGCATTCAATACCACCTCTTTGCGCTTGCGGGGATCATCACGATTAATCACTACCGGATAATTTCGGCGCTTGGTTAACTCTTCCAGCAAATAGCACAACAATAACTGGCCCACTTGCTGGCAGGCAAACTGATAGTTATCGTTGATCTCCGCCAAGGTAGTCGCACCCTGCTCTACCAAGTTACTGATTGCCACACCACTGGATGCATTGGAGTCTTGCCCGAGAAACGCGGAGTAAACACCCAGACCATCCTGAATCAACTTCATGGATTCCTGCATCACCTGGAACTGCTGCTGTGCAACTTGAAAGTCTTGCTGGATGTTTAATGCATCTGCTGCTGTGGTTTTATTGGCGCGGTTGGGATTGAGGTTAATCACCCCATCCGGGCGCTCGATTTCTTCGGCCAACTGTTTATCAGTCATGTTGGTCGCATCCGCATCTTTAATCACGCGCTTGGCCTGTAATAGCCAGGTCAGTTTAATGCGGCGGAAATTCACTTCATCCTGTGCCGGTATGGCGCGGCAAGCCAAACCATAGGGTGCTCCGGTTTTGTCTTTACGATAGCCCCAGAACGGGATCAGCGGAAACATCCCTTGCGGCGCGGTACAGGGGCGGTCGATGATGAAATGAGGGCCGACAAACCATGATTCACGGATCCGGCTGACTCGTGCCATGGTGACCTGCACCCGGTCAGTGGCCACGGCCACAGCGTGCATTACGTTATTCTTGTCATACTCCACCACGCGGCCATTGCTCAGTTGCAGGATTGGCAGCCGTTGGAAGGTGCGATAGTAGATAACCTGAAGCAATACGCGCTTACGGTTGGAGGTGACCCACTCGGTGCTCTCCCGGCTCCACGATTGATACTCTTCATAGGCACTGATCAAATCAGATTCTTGCCCTGCGGCCAGATCGGTATCAACGAAGCCTTTCCATTCATTGAGGGAATAATCGATAATTTGCGATTTGTCGGGGAATGTCCCTTTCACCTCATCCACATCCAGCCAACGCTTACGCATCAACCAACGGCAATCACTTAGATCCGCCTCGCGGCTGAACCAATCCCAGAACACTTCATTACGATGAACGGTAGAGACTTTGAATTTATTATCGAATGGGTCACTGTTGCGGCGTACCTCAACCCACGATAGCCCGGCTTTTATTTGCTCGGCATAGGCATCACTGCGGGCCTTGTTCAATCCACTTAAGCGGCACGCATCCGCAAATTCAGCATTGACGGCTTCGGCCATGATCTCCATTTCCTCATTGGGATCATCGGCAATCACCATTAAATCAGTACGGGTCTTGGCTTCCATACCCAGCACGCCGTCAATAGTGGGCGCGATAAGGTTATGCTGCGTCAATGGTTGCCCGCGCTCCCGCAGCTTTGCCACCACTTCCGGTGCAAGTTGATCCCCATCGTAATAAGCACAAGCCGTGTTAGCACTGGTGCGCCAGTCTGGCTGATGGTCAATATCTGAAGAGATATCCATCAAGCGCTCAAGCGTAAAGCGGTCGCGGTTGACTGGCTGAGCAGGCTCAGTTTGATTGGTCGCGGTATTCATCAGATAGCCATCCAGTGTTTAGGTTTCGAACGGTCAATAGGCGTATGTTTAGGACGTGCAGGCATTCGCGCACGCATTTCTTGTGCAATGGCATAGCTCATCACCTGGTCATCAAAACAACCGGTTTGGGCATTCATGCGACCTCTTGCGTCATAAACGTAGGTATTCAATTCATTGATAGTGCCAATCCAGCGCACACCAGAGGCATTCTCACGAAGCAGTGATTTAAGTCCTTCAATAATGACCGGCTTGCTTTGTGCGGTAGTTAGCCAGCCAAGTTTTGGCGTTTCGTCATCGTGGTCACGGTCGAGATATTGCTCTGAGTAGATAGCGCGGTGCGGGTAAACTTCACGTAACTTCTGTATGACAGCATGGCCGTGGTTGTTACGCTCAGGCCCAATAAATGCGGTGTTGTACCAGCGGCCAACGTGGGCCATCAGTTGAGCGAATAACTCAGCATCCAGATAGCCGAACCAGTGGGCGACCTGTTCACCGCTAGACTTTTTCACCACATCAAATGATGATCGGTCACGGTTTTCCAGCCCTTCAGCCACATCCCCGCCAATCGCGTAATCTTCATCAGGGTCTGGCAACTCCCACACTAATAAGTGATTCAGCAGCGTGCGTTGAAGTTCTTCTGCATTTCCAGCACGTAATGCCTGAACTTTGGTTCGCTTGCCGGTTACTGGCTCAATGTCATATACCAGCAACGGAGACTGACACTGACCTTCGGCCTGCATGACATTGATGGCGGCAAATACGCGGCGGCCAGAGGTTAGGAATGCCTCAGACGGCGTGCTGGGGAATTCCTGTTTCATTTCTTCTTGCTGCTCAATTTCTTTGCGGATATACCACTGCTTTTGTTCATCAAGTAAAGTGATACCCATCGCTTGCTCAACGGCAGCAAAATACGCCTGATGGTATTTGCTTAAACGCAGGCCACCCGTTGGCACTGAAGTTTGATATTTAGGATCTTGCCACCAGGCAAAGAAATGGAATTTATAATCTTGTGAGGTGAGCGGTAGATTTAATTGGCCTAAATCCATGGCTCGCGTGCTCATGGTGTGGAAATCACCGCCTACGCCTTCAGCAGTGCTCTCAATAAAGACAATGCAGCCGTCTTTGATGGCGTTAAGTGTTCCCGTTCTGACCTCTTTCGCCTTGGCCGGATACTTGGCGCAAATTTTTCCATGCTCTGAAATATGTAGCCGTTGTACCGTCCCTGAGCGAAATGAGGTTGATACGCGGATCTTGGAACCATGAGCAAATTCGATATGCCCACCATTGGCACCTTCACGTCGGGTACTGATTTGGAATGTTGCCCGTAACCAAGGTGGCAAGTTATCGAACGGAACAGATATTTTGGTACTGAATATTTCGCCAGCAGCCGGTAAATCCTGAGCAATGATCCCACAGGAGAGATTTTTGTTAAAAAGCGCCTGATCGAGCAGGTAGATATCTATCCCTGTTGAGAAGCCCAATTGGCGGGCTTTGAGAATGATATTTCGATAGTGCATATTCTTGAACAACTCTCGCTGTGCCGGGCGCATGCGAAAAGTCACTAGTTCGCCATCTTCATTGACGATCTTGTACAGGTTATTCAACCGCCACCAAACATCAGATAAGTGAGCTTTGATATAAGCTATCTGTTCTGCTTCACTCATTGCGGCAATATCGGCATCCTTAAGTCTATCGTCTTGTTTCACAGCAAACCGTCCTGTCCTGAGTCCCTAACTTCTTTCACTGCTTCGCTGAGCGGCGTTGTCACGCCCTTGCCTTCTGAGGTGAGTTTCTGTGTTTCTGCCTTCAGCTTAGAAGTGGCCGCTTTGATACGATACATATCAGCCGTCAAACGAGGCCCGTTAATAGCATCCAATCTGAGCTTGCTCAGACTGTTCTCAATGGACTCAATGCGGCCAATGTTTCTATCCAGCGCTGATTCAGCCTTGAGCAGCTTGTCATACAGTTCTATACGCGCTTCAACGGATCCCGCTGCCACTAAATCTTCGTGGATTTTCCGCATGGTTTTGGTCACCGATAAAGCCCGCGCTCGGGTGAATATCAGTTCATCATGAAGATCCGAATCTGCCGCCGCCTCAAACAAATCATCTGCATTCAGATACCGCGCATAAGCGCCATGCTTTCTGGCGGCCTGATTGCCGGGAGTAAAAGCGCCAACCGGATTGGGATTACCTGCATTACCTTCTGAATGACGGTTGCCTTTGGTGAATTGCCCGTTGCCCGATCGGCCGGAGTTCGGTTTCTCGGCTGGCTCTGACTCAAGATCACGGTCATCGTCTGCGTCCGATGATAATTTCTGTTCTTCCTGTTGTGCGTCATCACTGTTTGCGCACTGTTGCGCAGTAGCATCGGATTGCGCATTGTGCGCAGTTCTACGGGGTTTCTTTTGCGCAGACTGCGCAGCACGAGGTTTGATATAGCGGCGTGCAGATTGGTAATTAAGTCCATGCTGTTCACACCATTGCTGAGCGGTAATCCCGGTATCCGCGTTATCCGCCAGAAAGGCTGCTTGTAACGCCTCCCAATCATGCTTTGCCATAGAGTTCTATTGGTCTATTGTGGGCCATTATTGAGCCACCTCTGGGGAAGTGACTCTGTAATGAAACAGCCTTGCCTGATGTTTGCCCGCTGGATAAAGCCGTGGGGGACTGCTCATGCAATTTCTGGCGCAGTAAATATCCTTCCAGCCCCCATATTTTATGTACTGCGTTATCCATGGCGATTTTACGGCCTATCTCTTCATCAAAGTTTTCGGGACTTGCACAGGCACTCTCACCGGTAACGGTGTAACCATTCTCTAAGGTGATACAGCAGATAATTACGGTGGTGCCCGGAAAGCGATGATATTGGCCCGCAACCTGAACGCGCTCGATATGCTCTGGGGTAATCCGTGGTGCAGTTAAGCCTTTACGCTGAATTTCTTTTTCAATATTTTTATCGCTCATTGTCATTCCTGCTTTGTTGGTTGCTGTGATGGCAGACTGCGGATCAACTCTCTATCGTTATTGGCCCGGTCTAACAGAGTCAGCAACGGGTCAAGCCATAACACGGCCTGACGGTAAGTCATTCTGTGGGGGGAAGTGGTACCAGTAAGGGTTCCGTCAGATTGGCCGGAATGGCGCATTGCCCTGGCACGTAAACCGTCCGTATAGTCGTACATCCGCTGAGCAGTAGCATCAGGGATATACCGATCAGCGCATTCCTCAGTTTTGAGGTCTTTGCGGTTTTCAATTTGCCTTTCCTCGCTTTTGGCAGAAATGGTGACGTTATAGCTACCGGCCTGCGCAGCTATCTCATTGGCACGCTGGAACTGAAAAGCCTGTAATGCCTGGGTGGCTTTTGATTCATCCAGATCACTTTGCAGTTGTGATAATTGCCCGTCCTTTTCAACAGCAACTTGGTGGAAATAGAAAGCGGTACCGCCGAGGCACAGGATCACCACCAGCAGAGCGCTGGCAATCGCGATAAGTAGTTTTGTGGGCATATCAGGATCCGGGCTTAATGCCGTTTACTATGAAAAAAGCAGGGGTAATGGCATACACCAGTGATTCAGATTTCACGTAGCGTTACCAAAACAGCATGTAAATGGGTGTTATTCGCTAATTTATAACGGTTTTATGGCATCAGACATAATTCGCGCTCGACTTCACGACGATTGACTAACCCCTTCCAGACCTTGCCACCCGCTTTAATCCATCTGCGCAATTCATCGCACGCGCCGGAAGTGTCGCCACGGTTGAGTTTTTTCACCATGGTGGAATTGGTCATGGCAGTAATACCAACGTTGTAGCCAAATGATGCCAGGGCGGCTTTGCGGAAATCAGACATTGGAACGTTAACGATGCGGTCGATGGCGGCAAATACGGGGATCAAGTCTTGATGTAGCAAAGCATCACATTCAGCATCGCTGTAACCTTTGTTGGGGATGATATCTTTGCCAGTGTGTCCATCACACACTGTCAGCACGCCAACCACATCCCGATAAGGGGTATATTCTCGCCCTTCTAATCCGTCATGACCGCCAATCAAGGCAATGGCAATAGCCATGGCACCACCGGCGGCGACACCGGCAATCTTCGTCATTAAACGTTTGGATATTGTCATTATTTAACTCCTCGAATGATGGCGTATCCTTCGCGGGCGGCTTTCTCTATGGCTTTGGTTTGACGACGTTGCCAATAGGCATTTAAGAAGAACGTGGCGACGCAGATGATGATGCCGATAACAATGGCCCAATCATTGAGGGTTAAATCATTTAACAGCCTCCCTAACTTGCCAATAATCACCATCACCACCCCAGTAATGTACGAAGCCAAGGATGTTTTTTCAGGCATTTTCATGCTCCACCTCCCCGGTTTGGGGAAATAAAAAAGCCTGCTGGGCGAACCATGCAGGCTTTTGGGGTAGTCAGGACTGACCGGAACTGACCAATAAAAAACCGGAGCAGCTTTTAAGCATACTCCGGCATCTTTCGGAAATTTAGCGCATATATGATTCAGGGTCAATCATTGGTCAAAAGTCTTTTTCTAACTGAATTTTCTCAATTAAAACATCACCGGCATTCGACTCTTCTACATATAGCCAGTGCATGCATTCTTTAACCAACGGTGCATATTGCGCAGCCCACTCCCCGGCGGGTATCTCAGCCCCTATGATGCCCATGGATTTGCGCAGATGCTCCATTGTCGGCGGTATACGGCCACTACTGCCGCACTCGTTGCATATTTCTGGATGAGGTCGCAGAATTTTACCGGCACCATGGCAACGTGGGCAGACTTGGGTTACCGCAGCCTGCTGATTGGCCCATGCCCGGAGTGCTCCGCGTTCTGTTTTGATTTTAGACTGAAGAGTTTGTATGTCACTGGCCAGTAGTTCGATAGTGCCATCATCAAGTGCCTGGGCTTTATCTCTCTCCAGTAATTTGATTTGCTGCTGTAGCCCATCAACGACTTTTCTGGTCATTCCAGTACGGGAGCCGTAACGCCGCAGTAAAGTGGCAATTTGCTCTACCTGCGCCGGGAGATTTCTATCCAATACCATATTCAGCGCTAACTGGCAGGCAGCAATGGCACGAGGTGGATGCGGTCGCTTATGCAGCCACACACTAATTGCGGCCCGTAAGCGTCGTTCAGCTTGGTAGTCATTGCGGTATTTGGTCATCAAGATATCAAACCCAACGGGGTGGCTATGCTGGCAGGTAGCAAAAGTCCCTAATATCTGGTCTTTGGTCAGAACTGCACGACCTCGGCCAACGTTCAGCGATTCAATGCTAACGCAGCGCGGATCGTGCATTTTAATAAGTTGTTCAATAGCAATGGTCATTGGTCAGTCCTTTTTTGAGTCTAAACCAATGATAAACACTATCCCATATAATGCAATTCAAGTTTAACTATTGCAATTTATGAAATACTAAAGCGCTTTGTTCATATCTATATTGTAGCCCGAGCTTTTTAATTCTTTAGCTAGCATTAACTTCCAAGCACCAGCGGCGTCTTGAGGTACATAAACAACACCACTAATATCGTTAGGAGTTTCAACATCTCCTTTAACCAGCGCACAAACATTCTTTCTGGATAACTTGCCAATTAAATACCCATGTTCAAATACCACATTCTGTCTAGCTCTTGGTCTATATTCTGGTTCAACTGTTTGTTTAGCTCCAGTATCACATGGTGTATAAAGCACCACACCAAATCCAACATCAGTATACTTCTCAATTTTCTCAATTATGGTACTACCAGAGCTTGCTTGTTCATGCAAAACTATCGGTTCAAGACCTAATTTGCTTAGAAATGAAGATACTTCAAGCCTTGCTAAATCATCTTGTCCATGCACTATAAACACTTTATTTTTATCAGAAACCTTATGTTTCACGTCGATTTCTTGAGGTTTAATATCTGAACACTTGCTTCTTGCTTTCTCTAATAATTCCCTACTGATATCTTTCCGTGTGGAATCACCAAAAATTACTGAAGATTTTGCCGATGATACAATCATACCACCAGCTAATTTCATTCTATTAACTCTTGAGTCTTTTTCTTGAGTAGCTGTATTTTCCGTTTCTACTATTTTTATTCTATTAACTCTTCCTTTATCTAAAAAATACCCATCAAACTGAAAGGTATCTCCAGTCAAATATGGTATTAATATATTATCAATAACCATTTCCTCTGAATTAAAATCATACTCAAAGTTACGCTTAACTCCTCCTTTGGTATTTTTATCCGCTGACTCTATGTGAACATGATAAAACATAGCGCATCATCCTGTTATGTTGTTTTTGTTAAGGTATTTTACTACTGTATCTTTAGCCTGACCAAAAGAAAAACAAGTAGTTGCAACGTAACCAACATTATCCAGCTTTCTCAGCCAGCGAAACTGCTCAGCAGATGTTAATCGGGACTTTACCTTCATCTCTATCCACAACCCCGCATAGCCGCCACGCGGCAGCGCCAGAAACAAATCCGGCACACCCTTCCTCAATCCAAGTCGCTTTGCATCCCTCGCCGCCTTTGGTCCACGTTTCCCCTCATTGGGTATATGGATAAGATAATCCCCTACGCAGATACCATCGATAACAGTTTTATCTGCCCACTCAATCAGCGCGGCCTGTTCCTCGGTTTCCGCCTGGTGGTTAACTTTACGAACCTTGCCGTTGCGTACCTCAAGCTTGGCTTTTATACGAACAAGATCGATAACATCAATTTGATTTATCAACTTTGCGTCAGCTTATCATCCAATAGATAGTTATATTTCTCTGGAAGAAGAGCGAACTCCCCCCAGCCCAAATCAGATAAACATAAACCTATTCCGCTCCTTTTCACTGTGCCGTACATGAGAATATAGCGCCCTCGACTATCTTCGTTTATATGTTTATCTTGAGCATCTTTATTTTTCTGCTTAAAATAGAAATCAGCGTAATCTTTGTTATATTCCCATGCTAATTTAGTCATTCGTATTGATGAGTCCCAAGGCCTGCTCGAACTGCTTTGTATTTTTCCATAATATAGTCTTGGCGAATGGGTTACATCTTTCACTGTATTTATATCAACTAATAATCTATCAAGACGTTCTGCATTATTTTCACCTGGTAGAACGAAAAATTTATAGTAATTATTGTCAAAATTTCGGCAAAAACCTGCCACAGTGGTTATTACACTTGGTAGAGAGAACGACTTACCTGTATGCCTACCGATCGCGACTTCAGATAGACCACCATCGATATCCTCAAGATGGTTTTGATCGTAAGTACCAAGTTCAGATTTCTTTATTTCAGGGCGCTCAGTCACAAATGCCTTAACGATTGCCAATTGATCATCTGAAATTGCTTTTTTGGCTTCTTCCTCGCTTAAATATTTCTTCCCTTCTGCTGGCTTAGAGCGCAAAAAACAAGGTACGTCACGGAACGAACGTAAGTGAGCAAAACTAGCATTCCGACCATTCGTAGTCATTTCCTTATGTTTTGGTCTTCTAGTTAGCGGGGTGAAACATTCGGGGCAAAAAATGGCTTTATCCATTTCAAGGGTAAATTCACTAGGCAATACACTTTGCCCCTGAGATTTTAACGTCGGAATTGAGTGTACATTCCTATCCCACGTTGGATGAAAATAGGCAAATTTGATTCTGAAAGTACTTTGATCTTCCATTCTCTTTACCAAATAAATTTTAATGTGAAATAAGTCTTATCAATTGTTCGTTAGTAATTCAATGACAAAAATCACTATTTGGCGAGTTGAATTACACCACAATCAATAAATTTTTTAAAAGTTGAATATAAAGCTGCCAAAATGGCCTCTTCCCTCTCTCCCTCCCGCCATTCATACGGCACCCGGCCATCAATAACATCATGGCAATCTGAGCACCCAAATACGGCCCAGTAGTCATCTGACTTATACCCCATGCCGTGGGTTGAACTGGGCAGATGGCACAGTACCGTTGTTTCTGGGTTACTGTTACAGATACCGGGGATCTGGAGCGTGCAGCATTGGCCCCGCGCAGAATCGCGCAGGGCTTTACTTCTAAATGCCGGGGACTTACTCACTTTTGTCCCTCAGTTCGCTCTCTGCTTTGCTGATCTGGAGGTTGATATCATTCAACTTAAATGCGGCGTTTTTAATTCTTGCCCGGCAATTAACCTCTTCACGTTTCAGCTTTTCCAGCCCTTCACGATGTTGCTTAATTTCCCCACGAAGTCCTTTAAGCTCCCAATCGACTTTAGTTTCGTTTTTCGTGACGGAATTAATCCAGTCGAATGCTTCCACTACGGCACCACACAGGCGACAGGTAAGTTGACGCAGGTGATCATCGACCAAAATCTTGCTATGCGTACAGCGTCGGCCTTGACTTGCTGCTGGCTCGGCCTTAACAAAATTCAACATCTCTTTGATATCAGCGTTCTCATTAAATCGCTTAGTGAATGCCAATACATTGTCACTTTGGTCATCATGAATATCGTTATTATCGCTCATTGGTCAGTCCTCAGTATTCTAGCAGCCGATTAACTGCCTGTTCCATTTCATACTCATTATCAAAGTGCTGGCCTAATGTCTCATTCCAGATAACACCGGCCACGCCTTTATAAATCCGGTCAAAAGCACCTTGATCCATGTTCACAAACGCGATACTCCAACGCTGTTTCAATGTGCCACCCTCGGGGTTGGGCATCAGGTCATAGAATCCAGCTTTGATCATGACGTGGTTGAAATAAGCCATATCCGTCTTTACCGCCTCCCCATCAAACCTTTTCTGGCGCTGCCGGATTACCCGGTCTAATACCGCTTGCGCGATGGACTTGGTAACATTCTCATAGAGTTCCGGATCTCCGGCAGCGCTACCCACGGCTTTAGCCACCTCGTGAGCAATCCACTCCTCTGGCGCACTGACAAAGGTCCAATCCGGTACCCAATATGAGAAACCCAATTCCAGCAATTTCCAGAATTTACGGTGATGCTTCAGGTTGCGCCGGTCACCAATTGGACTCATTGAGATTGGCGTGCCAACAGGCACCCCCTTCATCGTTTCGCGATCATGATCAGTGGCGTACTTGATGCCGCCACCAGGTAACAAGACGCCCAGCACCTCTGTCTTTTTCTTTCTCGGGGACTTAGTTCGCGGTGCTGTTGTCATACGGCCCCCATTGAGGACAGCCGCTCGGCCTCTCTGCGGATCTGCGCTAAGAATGCCTCACCAGTGGCAAGTAATTGCTCACGGGTGATATAGCTAATCGCAGGGCCACGCCATTCCTTATCGAAAATGGCAATAGCCGCACCAAACCCGGCATTACAGGCCACCTGAGTGCTATCTTCGGGACGGAACCATGCAGGTACTTCAAAACCAATTCTGCCGCGAATAAATGCAATATGATCTGCTTCTTCAGGCCACCACACCTCGGACGTTGCCGCTTTGGTCAAATAGACATATCGACCGCCGCGCTGCCTCATTTCAGAGGTATAAGCCATGATGTGCCGCATACCAGTGATATATTGACCTTCATGCTTCTTCGCCGTGCTGTAGGGAGGATTGGCGAAAGCGGCACCTTTGAGCTCTGTTAGTTTGGCCGACCAATCTTGAGTAAGCGCATTATCTTCCGCAGTGAAATAAGCAGGCGTTTTCGCATTCTCACCATCACTGAACAGATCCAGGACTAACGGGCCAAACATCGCATTGATGCCCCAGAACAGAGCATCTGGCGTGCGCCACTGATCACCAATCAATTTCAACTTATGTGTTGGCGCGGATTTAAGAGCGGCCAGATCCTGAACATACTGGGTATTGGAGAAATCAATCATGCTGCACACCCCTTCTTAACTGGGTACGCAGATAAAATGCTTTCGATACGAGCAGGAACCAAATCAGCGTACGCTGGGTTCAATTCGCAAAGAATAGCTTTACGACCATTGCCTATAGCTACGCCAGCAGTAGTACCACTACCGCCGAATGGATCCAGAACCACACCACCAGCCGGGCAACCAGCTAAAACACAAGGTTCAATGAGCGCTGGCGGGAAAGTAGCGAAATGGGCTTCTTTGTAGCCCCGAGTGGCCACAGTCCAAACGTTGCGTTTTGCCCGCATACCATCAGAGACGGTATCTTTACGATCGGCACGATGAGTACCCACATTTTGCCCAGGTATAACTACCGCACGCTTACTATCTTCCCGTTTGAAGTTATCGCGGGCTGATATCCTCCCTCGATTTCTGTCACTCTTATCCATGCCATGCCCAAAGCCGACACCGGTATTTTTACCGTTGTAGACAGATGGCTCTCTAATTGCTTCATGATCGAAGTAATAGCTTTTTGACTTACTCAACAAGAAAATATATTCGTGGGCTTTGGTACAGCGATCACGCACGCTCTCTGGCATAGGATTGGATTTGTGCCAAATAATATCTTGGCGAAGGATCCAACCATCATTTTGTAACGCAAAGGCGAAACGCCATGGCATTCCATTCAGTTGCTTCCCTTTGCCCCAACTATCCCCCATATTTACCCATAATGTCCCATCGTCACGAAGCACGCGGCGAACCTCGCGAAACACTGCGACAAGCTTTTGAATAAACACCTCTGGGCTTTCCTCCAGGCCAATCTGCCCCTCAACACCATAATCACGCAGCCCATAATACGGTGGGCTGGTAATACAGCTATGAATGGACTGATCTGCCATTTTGCGCATTGAGTCTATGCAATCACCGATAAAAATCTGGTAACTCATTGCATGCCTCCTTGCGTAGTAGGAACCAGACGATAAAACCAAACCCGCTTACCGCTATCCTCATTGCGGACAGTTCTGACCTGTTTCACCAGCCCGTGACGGACAGGATTGATCTCGCGCAGACGTGCGCTTATCGCGGTCTGGGTATCACCTTCACCGGGGAACATCTGGGACATCAACTTTTCCAGATCGCGCAGGGTTCGCCAGTCAGCCCCACTGGCAGCGGCGATCACGCGGTTTAACTGGCTGTTGGCCTCGTTTAACCTGCCAGCCAGGCGCATAGACCTGATATCGTGGTTAATGCCAACCCTTTCGGCGTTGGGTACCTGTGGCTTGATCACCATTACGCAACCTCCCCGACCAGCACTTGGCGGGTTCCGTCTGGCGTAGATTGTGACACAATGCCTTCCGCCTGCATTCTTTCAAGCAACCAGGCGGCGCGGTTATAACCAATGCGGAGTTCACGCTGTAGCCCAGAGATTGAAGCTTTACCCCTCGTCTTGATGAAGCTAACCGCCTCTGGATAGCGATCATCATCGTCCCGTTCTACACCGTCCATATCTACCCATGAACTACTGGTTGCCTCGCCACCCAGCGCATCAACCAAATGGGCAATCAGCGCGGCCAGTTCGCCCGTCATCAGAATAAAGTCCGCATCAAAACGCTGAGCATAATCCTCGCGATCAATATCGTCGTTTTGCTCCAACAGCGTGGCGCTGTACTTCACTCTCTTCAGGCTGCCATCGTCGGACAACATAAAGCTAATGCGCCCCTGCCACTCCAACGCCAGCTTGGTCACCAGCTTACCGGCGGCGATATGCCCACGGATCTCGTCACTGACTAAATCCTGATGTTTACTGCGCAGAATACCGCCCTGCTCCAAAACGGCTTTTAGCTCAGCCTCTTCCTGAAGCACAAACCCAGCAGGCGCGGCACCTGAGCGCAACCATTCGGTCAGCGTCAGTTCAATTGGGGTATCAAGTGTCAGAGGAACCACAGGCAGAGAACCCATGGTTTTGCGCAGCAATGCCAATGCATTTTCAGCTTTCCGCGCGCTAGCGGCATCAATGATGATTAACCCAGCCCCTGCGTTAATCCAGATGGATGTTGTAGAGTATTTGCTAAAGGCCCGTGGCAGCAGAGTCTGGATAACTTCATCTTTCAGCGAGTCTTTTTCTGTTTTTTTCAGTTTACGATGTTGCTCTTGCTCCAAGCGTTCAACTTTACTCGCCAGCTCACGGGCGATAACCGGCGCAGGTAAATCCTTTTTTTCACACTGCAATGTGATCAGGATTTGCTGGTTAGCCACATGCGCTAGCGTGGCGCTTTCGTTACCCATTGGCGATATCCAACCAGTTTTCGCCATATCCTGGCTACCACAGGGTGTGAATGCGAATTGCGCCATTTGCTCTTCCAGATTGGCGAAAGATACATCGCGGGATAGTTTGTAAATCAACACGTTCTTGAAATTAATGCTCATTGGTCAGTCCTCAGTAATTTGATTATTATGCAAACCGTGGTCGGCGGCCTGCTGCAATGACTCTCGGTGTTTACTGTCCAGAGACTCTTGTAACCTGATACTTTCATCGCGCCATCCTCTTCCCCTTTCCTCCTGATCCTGTTTAATTTTGTCTTTCAACTCGTCTAAAAAATGACGGATTTTTGTTGGTACCCCATTACCCAACTTGCCCTTATCTGATAACAACAATTGATATTTCTCAGCTTTAGGTTTGGGCAATAGTCCTGTTGTTACCGCCTGTTCCACCGTGCGTTTTACCCTTTCTTTGTCCCATCCCTCCGACACTGACCACTCAGGCTCTCGGCCTGTCCCTTGTGCTGCTTTAGTCAATCGCTCATAGGCCGCAATGAAAGCCATCCGCGCCCCAACCTTGTCGCCTTCCTGCATAATTGGCTGAGCAATATTCCATGCCTGGGCAATTTCATTCGTCCAGACCACGGTGTTAGCCTCATCTTGCGCGGGTAATGCCAATGCCCACGCCTCATTTGCTGAGAGCCAATCTGTTTTACCGGCAATATTTTGTATATTGCGGATAATATCGGCAGGTTTTGGTGAGAATCTGCCTTGGTCTGGATCAGTAAGCCAGTTGCTAAATGCCTTGCGCACGGTGTCGATATCGTATGGCAGCAACGCATTCCAATAGAGATCAAGCACGGCTTTTGATGCATCTTTGCCGTATATCGCCAGAGTGGCTTTCATGACCTCCGCGAACTCACGTCTATCAGCTACACCCTGCATACTCACCACCCATCATTGACAAAATCATCCGCAACCCGCGCATTGTGCGCCTCCAGCGCTTCCTGACGACTCATGCCGGTGTTACCAGCGCACTGATTTTGTGGCCGACTACGATTCTGCAACCATTCAAATTTCAACCCCTGCCAACCGGCGGCCATGGCTTCAGATAACGCATCATCCACCGACCATCCAGCCCCAGCCGCTTTACTCAATTCCTTACCCAGCATGTTCACCACGGTCTGAGTCATTGGCGCTCGTTTTGCTTTTCGGTGTTTTAGGTAGTCATCCCAAATCTCAGAGCTAACAGCCATCGGAAAAGCGGAGAAGTCTATTGCCGAACTTTTAGCCGCCTTACGTGTGCGCTTCTCTGTAGTAATCTCTGTTGTAGTCTCTGTAATCTCTGTATGAACATCAGGGCAATCTGCCCTCTTGGACTGTGGCAATTTGCTGTCGCTATTTAGCGCGTCACACTCATAGTTAATCGTGTAATAATTCGTCATGTCGCGCTGCGCTTTTGCCAACTGCTCAACGCGAACACATCCCAGTTTTTCCAAGGCTAGAAGCGTGCGTTTTACCGTATCAATTGACCAAAATGGGAACTGTTTCACCCACTCTTTATGAGTGTTGTAAACCCACTGGATACCTTCCTGCTCAATGCCTGAGTTAGTTTCGGTTAGCCAATAGTTAATCTGCTGCAAAACGATGGCTTCATTCAGACCGATACGGGCCGCTAACTCTGGATTTATCACCAGTGGCCGATATTTAAATAACAGGCTCATAGATCCCCCTACGGCTGCTTTGCATCAGAGGGACTATGTTGGCGGGAATAAAATGCCTGGGTGATACCAGACAAAGCCCCTGTGATAGCCATACGGCGGGCCTCCTGCCCGTCAATAGCCAGTTTTTTACCCACAATATTGGCAATCAGTTCTACCGATTGTGTGGTGGTTGGCGTGATATTGGTCATTGGGATTTCTCCTGTCTGATGGGGAGTTCAGGCAGCCATTCGGGTACCGGCAGCCCGGCTAGTTTTAATTCGGCATGAACGTGAGCCAGCATTTCTGGAGCCTCGGCAAACATCGCCAAAAATCCACGAATTGCGGCCACATTGGTTTCTACTGCGGGGTTTGACTCCAGCGCATTGGCGGTGCTTTTTATGGCCACTGCCTCGCTTTCGGTCCAACGAGTCTTAATCTGATCTTCACGCACGGTATGGAACGGTAAACCGTTCTTTCCCACTTTTTTACGGGATAGCAACTCCCGCCGGACGTCAGAGGCTATCGTAGCCCCTGCCGTTATCCCGGCAGGTTGATAAATTGTGGTCATTGGTCAGTCCTCTATCTTTACTGATGAGCTGGTTTGGTCAGAACCAGGCTAAGGTTTTCCGGGTTACGGCCATAGTCGGCCGGGTTATAGGTGTATGGGATGCAGGAAGATAAATGGCACAACAATGCAATGTCTTCTGGCACACCTTGTGAGCGCCACTTACCGACTGCTTGCCCAGTTCGTGGCTTACCTTTTGCAGGGAAGCGGCGGCCAATCTCCGCATTACTGCCAATTTCAGATTTCAATATTTCATACAGTTTCATAGAAACCTCCCCGCTAAGCGTAACTAAAGTGTCGGAAACCTGCAAGAGCATAACGAAAACAAAGTTTCCAAAGATGGTGTTACTTTGGTGTCAGATTTTAGCTATACACAATATTTGGAGAATTTAATGGCAAGCACTCTGGCTGAAAGGGTTAGCGAACGTAGAGCGGCTTTGAATCTTAGTCAGGAAGAATTAGCCAGGAAAGCCGGTGTCTCTAGGGTTGCTATAAGCAAAGCTGAGCTGGGGCTTACCAAAAATTTTAATGGAGATACGCTGTTTAATATTGCCCGCGCTCTTTTATGCAATCCAGAATGGCTTCAAACGGGAAAGGGTAATCCTGAATTACAATCCACATCCAGTGCTAATTGGGATGTGAATGTGAAAGAAAATAAAGACTCGCACCCAGTACAATCCTATGAGTATCCCAAAATTAGTTGGGTTAGCGCGGGGAATTGGTCTGAAGCTATTGAGCCATATAGCCTCAACGAAATTGATAATTGGGTCACCACGACAAAATATGCGGGCCAAAACGCTTTTTGGCTTGATGTTAAAGGAGACTCCATGACCTCCCCGGTGGGCCTAACCATTCCAGAAGGCATGTCAGTATTAGTGAATCCTGATATGGAACCCACTTCGGGTAAATTAGTGATTGCTAAATTAACTGATGATAATGAAGCCACATTCAAACGCTATATTGAAGATGCTGGTCATAAATATCTAAAACCGCTTAACCCTCAGTATCCAATGATAAAAATCAATGGTAACTGCCGTATTATTGGGGTGGTCGTTGAAGCCAAATGGGAAAACTTATAGGAAGAGAACAATGTATTGTATGAAATGCGGCGCATCAGTTGATCCACACAACAAATTTTGCTCATCCTGTGGAACAAAAGTTATTCAATTCAATGAGGTGAAAAAATCAAATCCTTGGCTCGATAAACCAGGCGACCAACAAAAAACCGTTTTTAAGACACAACCTATTGTTGAAAAAGAAGAAAAAAGTGGTGGATTTTTTAAAAAGTGGAGATTTTATATTTTTGTATCAATAGCTTTTTTTATTTTTAGTTTAGTAAGAAAAGATTTAATACATGTTGTGGCAGATAATGAAATCCATCCAGATACATGGGCGCTTGCAACCGAGCAATATAAGAAAATAAAAACGGACCAAAACCTACCAGTCGTAGTGGATCAATATACAACTTTCAAGGATATGTATGTTGAAGATCGAAAAATACACTATGTATACACTGTAAAGAATCTAGCTGTAACAGAAGAATTAAAAAGTGAGCTTTACACTATGGCACTCAAAATGTTTAATAAAAACATGTGCCAAAATCCGTTAATAACTCAACACGGTGGTCAACTTATTTTATCTTACCAATTTATAACTGACACTCTTAACTATGAGTTTGATAAAAGTTTCTGCCTGAAAAAATAGTGACTACCTGAAGCCCTCCCTCCTTCCTCTTTCATCTTTTCACACCAACCCGAAACTAAAGTATCAAATCTCACTTGACGCAATCCGAAACTATAGTTACATTTAGATTCAGGAATAGCACCACCATCCGAAACAATGGGTACGCTCTTTAACAAACAGGTTAAGTGACACTAACGGTCCGCGTGTACCGGTCACGGCTAAGGCTAAACCACGAATCACCCGTGTGCCTTCTATGAGGGTATAGCGGTGATAGATACAACTGAGGACTGACCAATGGCTACAACATCTCGTCAAAAGCGTATGGCAAAGAAACGCAATGCCCATATCCAGGCGCTGGCAAAGCGTGAAAGTAACCGAGTTGAAAAAGCAGTATTAGTGATGGTGCGGTGCAAACCGATGCCAGATATGCCAGCCGTACCCAGCAAGCCCCGCACTTCAGCAGATCCAGAGAAACGGATTGCAGCAGTTGCCCGCCAGAAGATGCGTGGTTGCAGTAAGTTACCTCGCGGCGTGCGTTAAGCATTCATTAGCAGGAAAGCAAAATAAACCATAGGAGCTACAGCTTAGGCTGTGGCTCTTTTTTTTACCTAAAAGGAACCAATATGAGCAATTTACCAGCAATTAGTATGAAGCAGATTGAATCTTCCCAGATCCACAGCATCGGCCATGACCCAGTTAGCAACACTCTGGCGATTCGTTTTAAGTCGAAGGGTGAACCGGCAGCCCTGTATCACTACCAGAATGTGTCCGCTGATGATTACGCGGCATTCTCCGGTGCTGAATCAATTGGCTCCCACTTCTACCGCAATATCAAGCCAGATACAGATCGCTACCCATTCCAACGCATTAACGAAAAGAAAGACGGCGAATAATCAACGCTCTTTCACCATGCGCCTAATCAGTATGGGCGCATGAGTAAGACCATTGAGGAAAACATATTGGACACTTCTAAAATTAAGACCCCGACCAATCCAAGTCGAACAGCTACTGCCCGAGTAAAAAATCCTCTTCCGGCCCCCACAGAGTGCCATTTTTGCTCTGGTAGCGTTCAAATCGCCACGCATCAAGAAGTTTATGGGCGCGACTACAGCGACTGGCCTTATGTCTATTTATGCCAAGGCTGTGGCGCGTATGTGGGATTGCACCCATTCACTGCAATTCCTTTAGGAACATTGGCTGACAAAGCCACCCGGCAAGCGAGGAAGGAGTGCAAAAACCCATTTGAGTGTATTTGGCAATCAAGGCTTATGTCTCGCTCTCAGGCATATGGATGGCTAGCTGAAAAAATGGGGATCCCCGCAGAGAAATGCCACTTTGGTTGGTTTGACATTAAGCAGTGCCAACAAGCGAAACAGATATGTGAAGAATATCTCTCAACCTGATAAGCGAGGTGCATCGTGAATGAATACAACTATCAGCGAATGGTTGAGCAATCGCTGGAACAATATGACCGCCTATTGATTTCGGATCCTGATGAGCAAGAGGAATTAGGCAAGCGAATTGAGTTTCTACGTCAGCACTCAAAAATGCTCAATGCTTTTAAATCCGCAATTAAAAATAGTTGCCATGTTGCTGGTTCAGGTACAGGCCAGCTTGCTTCGTTTACCGAAACCGCCGCTATGGAGCTCTATCTGGATGAGGTACAGGAGGAAATATTTCTCCGTGTTGCCAAGGCAGAACGAGCAATGGAATTAGACGCTGAGAAAAACCACCAACTCCAATAAAGAGAAAAGCCCCAGCGATTAAGCCGGGGCTATCCCAGGAGTGCGGGACCAACCGCAAACCTACTGAGGACTGAACAATAACCACGAGGATTATTATCAGCGTGGTTGAGTGACCAAACCCAACCATGGGAAAGCATACCATGACTATTGAATTCATCAAGAAACTCCAATACCGCCACCGCGTTACCAGCGACAACATCCACCGCTATCCCAAACAATCTGGCCTGAAATTCTTCTTCGCCTGTGTTTTAGGCGCGTTCATGTTTCTGGCTATCGCTGTCAAAATCTGAGGGCTGACCCATGACCACCCAAGCAGTAACAACCAGTAATCTCCCGCCCGCCGTGGTGGGGTTGAATATTGACGAACCCACCTGGAACGCACTGAAAAACAGTATTTACCCTGGCGCTAAAGATGATTCAGTCATCATGGCGGTCAGTTATTGCCGCGCCCGCCAGTTAGATCCACTGATGAAACCCGTGCATTTAGTGCCTATGAGCGTGAAAGATGCGCTAACCGGTAAATATGAAATGCGCGATGTGGTGATGCCCGGTGTTGGGCTCTATCGCATACAGGCAGACCGCTCCGGTAACTATGCCGGTGCGCAGGAACCAGAGTTTGGCCCTGACCTGACACAAACCTTTAACGGGGTAGAAATCACTTTCCCTCAGTGGTGCAAATACACCCTGAGCAAACTCATGCCTAACGGCACTATCGTGGAGTTCAGTGCAAAAGAGTATTGGCTGGAAAACTACGCCACCGCTGGCCGCGATACCCAAGCACCCAATGCCATGTGGAAAAAGCGCCCTTATGGGCAATTAGCCAAATGTGCCGAAGCGCAGGCACTGCGTAAAGGGTGGCCGGAAATTGGTCAGCAGCCAACAGCAGAGGAAATGGAAGGTAAAAGTCTTGATGTGACTGAAACTAAAGAACACAACCAAGGCAGCCAGCAACCAAGCCAGCCGCAGGCACTACCAGAATACAGTGCCGAGCAATTTCAACGCGCACTGGCTGACTGGACAACACTGATCAATAAAGGCAAGAAAACCGCCGCACAGATCATCAACACCATCGAAAGCAAATACACCCTCACCTCGGCACAAATCAAAACTATCGAACATCTGGAGGCAGAAGATGCAAATCATTAATGTCCAACAAGGCACGCCAGAATGGCACGCCCTACGCAGTCGCCATTTCACCGCCAGCGAAGCTCCGGTAATGATGGCCGCCTCCAGCAAAATGCGCCGCGATGAATTGCTGAACATGAAAGCCACTGGTTCGGAACGCGAAATCAGCGATTGGGTTCAAACCAACTTGTTTGATAAAGGCCACGCGCAGGAAGCCATGGCGCGGGTTATCGTAGAATCCATTATTGGCAGCGAATTATTCCCCGCCACGGCCATCGATGATCATGGCTATCTGTTGGCTTCCTTCGATGGCATGACCATGATGGAAGATGTGCTGTTCGAACACAAAATGTGGAATGCCGCACTGGCACAAGCGGTGAAAGATAAAGACTTGCCGCCAGAGTATTACTGGCAGTTAGAACAGCAACTTTTGGTGAGTGAATCCGAAAAGGTGATCTTTGTGGTCTCGGACGGTACCGAAGATAACTTTGTGTGGATGGAGTATCTGCCGGTACCGGGTCGCCGCGAAGCGTTATTGGCGGGCTGGCTGCAGTTTGAGCAGGATCTGAACGGTTACACAGCCCCTGAGATCAAAGATATCCCGCAAGGCAAAGCCTTAATGCGCCTGCCCGCTTTATTGGTCGAAATCGAAGGCGCAGTAAAAGAATCCAATTTAACGGTTTACCAGAATCAGGCGCTGGCCTTTATTCAATCCATCAACACTAATCTGGTGACCGATCAGGACTTCGCTGATGCAGAGGAAACCGTTAAATTCTGTGAAAAGGCAGAGAAAGAACTGGATTTGATTAAACAGCAGGCACTGTCTAAGACTGAGCAGATTGATCTACTTTTCCGCACCATTGATACCTTGCGCGATGAAATGCGCAACAAACGGCTAGACCTGTCAAAACTCGTTAAGTTGCGCAAAGAAGCTATTCGCCTTGAAATACTGAATAAGGTAAAAACCGCTCTTGCTGAGCACATTACCGATATCAATAAACAGTTAGCTATTGTCACCCTACCCACTATTCCGGCTGACTTTGCCACTGCCATCAAAGGCAAGAAAACCCTCACCTCGTTGCAAAGCGCCGCCAACGATGAACTGGCCCGCGCCAAAATAGCCGCGAATCAATTAGGTGAGAAATATCAGGCCAATTTAGTGTTATTTGCTGATATTGAACCGGCTTATAAAAATCTGTTTGCTGACATCAACCAGATAATTGCCCTTGAGCACGAACATCTGGCGCTGATGATTGATCAACGCATTACCCGGCAAAAACAGATTGAGGAACAGCAGCGACAACAAGCAGAGCAACAACAAGAAGAATTGAAAAAACGGCAACTGGCCGCCGTAGCGCTCGTAACAGAAACCGCTACCGTAATCACAGCAGTAACTCCCCATCAGCCGTTGCATCCTGCGGGTTCGGTGAGTTTTCCTGACCAACTGGGTAAAACAGCAAATGCGGCGGCAATAGACAAGCCAGCTAATTGGATTGCCCAAATTGATGCTGATTTAGTGGCGGCAGGAATTGAGCTTACGACTGAAACAGTTAACCGCCTGTACCACGCGGTGAAAGCGGGCCGGATCCGCTATTTCTCTATCACGCAATAACCTTTCATCACCTGCCCGGCAGGCATCCCACAGGTAACCCATCATGACCACACAGGCCACAACTGCCAGTGTGCTGGAGTCATCCCTGCGTCCAGTTCGGGCGCAGTTAGACCTTGCCATTGAGCAGACTACCGGCACCGCACAGCGCTCTATAGAGAGCGCGACTGTTTTACTCAACCAAGCACAGTCCCTATGTATTGAACAACTCAACATCGAGACTGACGAGTACAACCTTTTATTCGACCGTTTAGAAAAAACTGAAAAAGACCTGACTACCAAATCTCTGGCGTTAACCCAAGTGCAGGAACGCATAGAAAATGCAGACCTGTCAGTGAGTGAAGCCAATGCGCAGCGAGACAGTATTTCAGCCAAATACAATCTTTCACTTTCAGACCAACGCGTGTTGGCTACTGAGGTGAATCGGTTGAAGTCACTAAATCCTGAAAAAATGAAAATCCAGATCGTTCGCCTCAAAGATGATTTGGAGAGCAAGCGCACGCTGTTAAACCAGCAACTAACAGAGATTCGGCGATACAAAAAAGAGGTGGCAGAAAAAACCAGCAAACTGGCTGTCATGGTCAATGTTAATGACCAATTGAATAATGCCGTTTCTGACCTCACCAACCGGATCCAGCGTATGGATGGTGACGTCGAGCCAACCTACTATCGTGGCAATGATGGCACTGAATTTTACTTTTATACCTTCCAGTGGGGGCTGAAACTACGCTCAGGTGATTACGATATGCAGCTCATTAACGATATTGACTGGCATATTGAAATTCGCTCCACCAGCGGCATTGGCCTGATCGTCTCGGTCAATGAGTGGGCATTACCCGTCTATCCCATGGTTGATGATTTCAAACAGAACTGGCCGGATGGCCTCACGCCAGCAGTTACCCAGCGTATTCGTGATCTGCTTGATCCTACTCACCCACACTTAGTTAAGCGGGCTGAGTGGGCAGAAACCGTGCTTACCGAAACCCTCCCGTTGAAAGAGCAGCATTTAGAGCTGCTGGCCCGCGCGGGGATCCATTCTTTGTTTGATGTTGTCCGTCGAACACCAGATATGTTGGCTAATGTCGTCAAAGGCTTCGGGATAGCAACTGCCCGCCAGGTACACACGCAATGTTCTGGGATTGTAAAAGACTGGGAATCAGGGCAGAAACAAAAGGAAGCAGCATGATGGATGAGGAACTGAACCTAAGCACCGGCTGCTATTTTAAGGAAGATGACCGGGGCGACTACACCGCTTGCATCATCTGGCTAATGCGCTCCCGCGCGGAGATCCGCAGTGGCAACCCTTACCGACCGATGCCAAAACCGATTTATCCCGGTAATGAGCAATGGCGTGGCTTATCTCAGGTGAATACGGTCGATATCGGTATTCGTAAACGCTACTCATTGGAAGTTTTACTGGCTATCTATCAGTTTCACCGCGCTGGCCACAATGAAAACTTGATTGCCAGTGATACCGGCATTCCGGTGACCACTATCCGTAAAATGCTGGAGCATAAAACCCAGAGCCAACGCAAAGCATGGCAATTGGCACACCAGCTCCGTATCCCCTCCAAACGAGACATTATCAACAGGTTAATTCGGGAGGTTTAGTTTTAGCGGAAAAACGTACAGATATGAGTAATCAACTTCGAAAACATAAACTGAGGACTGACCAATGACCAACGATAAAACTCACCAGATTGATGCTCCAACATTTTCTGTATCCCAGCAACCTACTGAGTTACCCCTTTCGGCCTTACTTACTCAGCGTTGCGTCGATTTTTCCAATAGCCCGAAAGCTGTTGAAATTATCGACAAAGGCATTGAAAAACTCTTTGGTAACTTGGTTGAAGATGCTTTCGGCTCATATAGCGACTTCGGCAAGGTCATGAAAACCGCCATGAAAGCCGCGCTGCCTACCAACGTTGAGAACATCATCGAGCTGGAGCGCTACAACAGTCTTGTCACTCGCTTAATGCGTGAAAAGTGGGAAACGGCGGGTATCGCCAACGGCATTGTTGAGCAAATGACTGCAATGGTGACTGAGTTCACCAACGGCGAAACAATCCCTAAATTCATCATGGCTTCTGACCTTTGGAAAGCATTCATTGAAGATAACAGCGAAGAAGCTTGCGAAGAACAATGGGATGCGCCTCAAGTAGTCATAGATGATAACGATGGCGACCAGCATAAGTGGATTGGACTTCACGCTGAGCCGGGTGACCGGAGCAGTTATCGTAGCAAAGCAAAAACTCACAGCTACGAATGTGATTGCCGGTTAGCTCTTTCGTTACAGCATGATGAAAAAAGGGCCACCCTATTACATGAAGATTATCCGGTTTACGAGTTGTTCGCGGGCCACGTAAAGGGCGGCACCCTCGGCAAAAAGATAATCAAAGCCTATAGCCGTTTCGATAAGCTGATTTTAGCGCTGTACTACGGCGGTAGCATGTTGGTTTGGAATGAAGAGCCCGACGACCTTTACTACCCTAGCCACGACTGAGAACTAGCGGTCAGTTCTCTGGGGCTGAAAAATGAAAATCGAGAAAGGCCGAACGGCAGTATGGGAACACGCTGCCGAGGCCAATATGCAGGAAACTATCAGGAAGATTGCAGCCCTATTTGATATTGATGATATTGCCATTTTTACCCCCGGCAAGCTGACCTATCTCAAAAATAAACCCCGTAAATATATCCGCATCAGGCCATTAGAAAGTGATGTGGTGATTAATCCAATTACCGGCGCTCATAGCGCTAAGAAGGGAACATGAAATCGTACCAACTCGCCCCAAAGGCAGGTGCATGATGGCGACAAAAAAACCAAAGGGTTACACCAAAGTCACCTATTGGGGCGACGTCAAAGCCGAATTCGACGGCGGGGCCGCTGGCTGTGCTGTTATGCTGTTTGACATGTTGCCCTTGGCGGCAAAGCAGATTGTAGCCGCGAAGATTGCCACCAGCCTTGCCGCTGCCGAAGACAAAGCGGCTAAGGACGGTAAATAGTGTCCTACTACAAAATTAACACAACAGCCGCCCTCGCCGCCTGGGATGAAGAATTACGTCTACGCGATGAATTGGTGGAAAAAGGTAAAGCATTCGCCGCACTATTTGGGGCGAAACCTATTTTCACCACTGATGTAAATCGCTTCAGTTTTTATGGTGTGGTATTTCCAGAGTCCACTCCAACCTATGGCGATCCCGCGATATGGACAAAACCTGATAGCTCTGCCCGCTATACATGCAGACCACGACAGAAACCGCCAAAAGGTTTAGGAGAGGAATCTCGGGCGTTGTTGAAAATGTGGAATGAAAACTTCCCCGGCCCTGCGGTAAATCGGGATCCTTATTTCGAGTCTCTAGGGCTTGACTGGGGCATGCTATTTTTATGTGGTTTAGCTCATTTCCGTCATGGCGATATTATTTACTTCAGAACTGGGGCCACCCCAAAAGAAGATTCAGGAGCGATTGAAATACTTAGCACCGAATATAAGGATGCTGAGAATACTTTTAATGATGAATCTAAAGAGGCAACATAATGAATATAAGAAAAAGACCAAAACCCAGCAAAGATATTACTAATGAACTCATCATGCACGATTGTGGCTATACAGCGATAACTGATTCGTACCACGCTGAGTATGATGTTAAAGGTATTAACCGTGTTGTTATTGGCAAGATCGGTGAGACATATACAAAAATCAATATTATTGACCGCCGAACGCCACCACCAACTTGTCCGTTTAAGCGAATCATTAAAAAGGTAAAGACATTCTTTAATCGTTTTAAATAATCCACACATAAAACCCCTAGTAATTATTACCTACATTCCTGCCCGCAGGCTGGGGATCATTTTATTTAATTAAGGAATCATCTCATGTTTGGATTGTTTCTCTACGTCTGTTTTACATTTCAGCCCTGCCAGTATGAGTCGCAGGGATATATATATCCTGACCAAAGTAATTGCCTTGCTGATATTCAGCAAGAGGGTTTACCACCTGAATATGTTTGTTTACCCGTTGACGGTGTATTAATGGCGAGGACAAGACAATGAGCCAAGTAATATCGGTAAAAATGGCAAGGCCCAGTGAAGATGAAGTGAAATCTCTGTGGAAACTATTTCACGCCACTGAAGCAGCCGAGGATCGCTGGCACAGGGAATCATCTGAGCAATTTCTGGAGCGCCTTGATGAGCAAGACATCAGCGATGAAGAACGCACATTTATTGCCATTGCATGGGATTCACTGGTACAAGGCCATGGTGGCTTTGGGCGCTTCATCGGCGCTTATGACACCCTAATCTATAATTTCCAAGATCCTGATGCTGACTACGTTGCCACACACCCTAAATTTAATGCTCTGCTGACTGAATCAGAGTTATTGCCCGTGGTACTAGAGGGTTATCACGAGGCTAAAAATACTATTGCAGATCTGGAAAAAAAGAATCAAATACTGGCCGCTGAAAATATTCTTCTGCAAGAAAAGGCGGCACGGGAATTATCCGGAGCATGGCTAATAAACCGATTAGCCATTGGGTCTATTGCAGCACTGGCACTTATTCAAGCCGGGCGTCTTATCGATGCCAGAGATTGGCTATTGGAAAATCTAGAGGGCGTAGATATTGATATTCCAAGCTATCAATCTGATACCCAATTAAATGACTGGGCAAATACTCATCAAATCGGACATTTAAATCATGCTCGGGCACTGGAAATCATTAAACAACAGGTACCTGCCACTACTCAGATATTTAACGAGACAATGGCTCAGGGGGTTGATGCTTTAATCGCGAATATTGAAGATCAGCAAATACATTACGAAGAGAATGATTGGGAATGGATAAGATTAGCCTCAAATTTTGCTATCGCGTTCGCCGCCAACCTGCGAGGTAAGCAGAATGCCTGATAAAAAATACTGCTATCGCTATGTAGATGGCAATGACTCGAAAGGCCGACCAATCATAATGCTGTGGCAAATGGTCATTCTACGGGAGACAGAAAAGACATTTTGGTACTGCCATGACTACCCGCAAATGAGTCTTGAGCAAATCATTAAATGCCGTAGTAGACCGGGTGACCGCCAAATTAAACGCAGTCTTAAAAATGCTTCCCGCTCACGATATCACTACACCAAAGAAGAAGCATTCAAGGCTTTTATTTACCGCAAACAGCATCAATTGGAGAAAATCCAGCTTACAAGTGAAACCGTGTCTCTTTGCCTTAAAGGGATAAGTGAGGCTGGCTTTGTTGAAACCAGTAAAGACGGTGAATTCAATCACTTTAGCAACATTCTATCGGTTCCCGATAAAGAGTCCCGCGCCTCAGAAGAGGCCGGGCCGATCGCTTCAACATATAGCTGGGGAGAATATTAATGACTAACCTCGAAGAGTTGAGAGAGCACTGTGAAGAAATAATGGCTATCTCTCCCCTGAGATATGCGTATATCCCAGCATCATCAATTATCACTCTGATAGATAGAATTGAGAAAGCAGAAGCCGAGTTATCAGCGGCAAACGAGAAGCTGAGCAAGCCCGTTGAATTCCCTGATTGTGATATTTCTGCGGTTTCGCATATGGCTCATTGGTATTCAGAAAAGCAATGTGAAGCATGGGTGGCTGGCGTTGAGTTTAGTAAAAAACAGATTATCAAAGCCGGTTTCACGGTGGCGGGGGAGCCGGCATTAGTTAAATACATCGTCATTTTGCAAAGAGCTTGGTGCAATGATAGCAGCTCAGGAATCAATTATCATTCTGACCTTGTTGAGTTTGATAAGCGAGATAAGGCAATAAAGTACGGTTTTGAACTTCAGGATAGCGACGATTTTAATATTGGCGTACTCACAAATGGTGTTTTGACGTCATTCGATTGGATGGCAAAACCGATTGCAGAAACCAAGGATTCTTTAGCAAGGATTGCCAATGGAATAGGCATAGAGGGGAATGCAGATGCTGAGTAAAGAGCCGGTACGAATTCGTCGCGATTGGGATGTTGCAATCGTGGCCCCTTGTGATTTTTGTAGCCATTCGAAAATGACCGTTCCGCACGCTGATGGCGGGAAGATATGCGCATCATGTTGTGATGCCGAATTTTTATCAAACTGGCAAAGTTATGCGCGGAATTTGGCAACTGAACTAGTATCAGTGCGCGAGCAACTTGCTGAAATTAAGGGTGATAAATTAGCAGAACCTCATGAACCTATTCAGAAAAAGCTGATTGGCTGGAGAATGGAGGACTATACGAACGAAACCAATAACATTGAATTAGCCCGAAACTGGGCACCAAATGTTGGCGTTCTGCCGATATTTGAAGGCGATATTAATACCAACATATCCACCACCACGATTGATACTACACCGCTCACCGCTGCAATAGCAGCCAATAGCTGATCACTAAAACATAGCCCCTTACCACCCCAGACCAAACGACCATAATAGGGCGTAACATCGTTGCGCCCTTTCCTACTGAGGAAAGACCAATGACCAAACTACTGACATTAGAAGAATGGGCGGAAGAAACTTATCGCAGCAAGCAGCCTACGTCCCAGACACTTCAGCGCTGGGCGCGAGGTGGCAATATTTATCCTGCCCCTGAAAAACATGGGCGGGAATATCGGGTACAGCCAGGTGCGATTTATATTCAGCCTAAAAGCTATCGGCTGGCAAAAGAAATACTTAAAACATCCCCCTGCACAAGTTCGTCACTGATAGAGAGAATTATTCATGGCAAAGAGGCCAAAAAAGTATGATGCCAATTTGCCAAGAAATCTGACATATCGGCGTCGAGAAAAATCATTTTGCTGGCGCAACCCGATAACTGGTTCCGAAATATCCTTAGGGCAAATCGCCCGGAGGGATGCCATCTCTCAGGCCATCCAAGCTAATAACTATATTGAATCAACCTTTCAACCAGTAGCCCTACTTGAACGATTGCAAGCCCCTGCCCCAACTCCTGCGGCTAAAGCCGAAGTTAATACCGTCGCGAGTTGGCTAAAGCGCTATTCAGAACTATTAAAGCGTCGCGAGCTGGCTGAGAACACCATGAAAATGAGAGTCCTGCAAATCGGATATATTAACCAAGAATTTGGCGAGAGACCGATCGAGACCGTTACCACTAGGCATATTGCTGATTTTATTAATGCCTATGTCGATAATGGTAAAAGTTCAATGGCGGTAAATCTACGTTCTGTTTTGTCTGATGTTTTTAGGGAAGCCATTGCTGATGGCTTAATTAGCACTAATCCAGTGGAAGCCACACGCACGCCGTCACCAAAAGTTAAGCGGGAACGGCTCGACTATGCCGCCTTTTGCAAGATTTATGAGGCTGCTGGCCAACAGCGGAACTGGGTTCAACTTAGCCTGGCTCTAGCGCTGATTACCGGCCAACGCCGTGATGATGTGCGGCAATTAAAAAGAAGCGATGTTCATGACGGCAAGCTTTGGGTAGTCCAGAGTAAAACCAAGATGCAGATTGCGATATCGCTATCATTACGGCTGGAAATAATGAATACCACGGTTGGGGAAATTATAGAAAAGTGCCTGAATAACAGTAAAAGTGAATATCTCATCAGCTCGTCAAGTAAAAATTCAGGTAGAGAACCGGGGGCATTAAATGCAGACTCGCTCACCAAAGCATTTGTTAAAGCATTAAAGGCGACCGATCTGGTTTATGAAATATCCACTCCTAGTTTTCACGAGATCCGCAGCCTGGCATCTCGTCTTTATGAAGCGGAATACGGTAAGGAATTTGCACAGAAATTGCTTGGACACAAATCGATGAAAATGACGAATGTATACCTAGATTCACGTAAAAATGAGTGGGTTGAGATTTAGGCCGAGTATAGGATTTCGGGGAAATTTCGGGGGATTTCGGGAGAAACAGGAAAATATCATTAAAATCAATATGTTAAAAAAAGACCGAATACGATTCCTATATTCGGTCTAGGGAAATGGCTCTTGGGAGAGAGCCGTGCGCTAAAAGTTGGCATTAACGTAGGCTTACTCAGCCATACTCTTTAAGAATAGTCGAGTACATGTGTTTCGCCAACTTAGCAACAGAAGTAATTAATCACAGTTGCAAACTAGTTTGGATGATAAAAGTCAGTTCATAAAATGAACAACGTAATTATCTGTTAAATAGAGACAAATATCTGTGTCCGCCAATATTCTCGAGTTTACTTTTGACATAAGGTCGTGGCGCGCTGCTGGAAAGGCTCCAGACTCATCTTTTGGCCCGGTTTCTCACTGTCATCCAATAATAAAATATCTAACGGTTTTGCCAGGACATGCCCCGCTTTCATCTGTTCAGTCGCAACATCATTGAGTGGATATTGTGCTAATGTGCTTGGATTTATCACAAATAAAGCCCCGCCTGAGCGGCACTCCAACATCACTTCTTCTCGATTAAATGCCCATTGTTTGCCAAACTCAAACTTACTGACGGTCACTATCTTCCCGGCAGCAATAGCGTTTACCGATAACATCAGTAATGATAATGTCAGCACAAAACCTTTCAT